TTAGTTCTTGGTTATACTCTGGGTATTTTTTCTCGTAGTAGTCATAGAGATATTGGTATTCGTCATCTCCTGACCAGCAATCAAGGAAGTAATCATATTGGTCCTCGGTTGCCTGTGATGGGTGTATGTGCAATGTATACTTGCAGTAGTGTTCCCATACTGTTTTAGGTTGGAATTTATTGGTAGGGAAAGCCATGACTACTAGAGCCATGGCAATTGATGTTAGGATTATAAGTTTAGTTCTCATTTGATAAGGGATTTGAAAAAGTTGATAGTATTTTCAGTGAAAGTGTAAAGAGTTTCTGGTTTTTCGAGAAAGTTAAGGTAATATTCGATTTCCTCGGCATGTTCTTCCTCGTTGAAATTATCCTTGTAGTATTGGAATTTTTCCATGATAAGTGGTTTGTATTTTTCCTGTTCAAGGATAAGAGTTGCACCGTAGAGTACCATGTCTACTTCGTCTACGTTATAATCGAAGTATTGGTCATCGCAGCCTCTGAGCAAATCCATTTGATTGAGGATTTCCATTAGGTCAAGTTCCAGGGATTCCTTATCGGCATAGGTATATACCCAGAGCATTTCGAGTGAATAATCCGATATCTCCTCGTAATGTGGGTCATCCTCGGCAATTTCGAAGTCATATGTATTTTGAGCATGTGACATAGGCATTTGACCTTGGATGGAGATAATGTGATAAGGGTTTTGAGCAAGGATTAAAGCAAGGATTGAAGTAGATTTTAATGTTGTCATGATGTTATAAGTTTTATTGGTTAATGTTAATTGTTAGCGATTTGATTGTTGAATGTTGTTTGGTCATCGGCATCAGGCCAACCCATGGATTCCTCCATGTATTCGGTAGTATAATCGATAATGGTTGCAGCATCGTCTTTGTTAATGGTAGCAACCTCGGCTTCGATTTCCCGTTGGATTTGGTCGTAATGATAAGCAAATGACCTCCGTATGCGTGCAGCAATTCCGGGGTATTTTTTAAATAATTCGATTAATTTACTTTCTTCTTTCATAACGTCTATATTTAAATTATTAATGATATGCAAATATAGAAATAATAAATAATATATGCAATAACCTCGATTACCTACTGAAGCCTTATAAGGTCAACTATCTCGATTGAAGAGTATGGCATACCTATAAGTTCTGAAAGTATCCTTTTGGTATGATATACATGAAGATGGTTGGGATTTAGTTTTACCCTTGGGAATATTAGATATGGCCTTAGTTCTTCAGTTCTGTAAGTGATTATAAGTTCCTCACAGAATTTTTCGTTTTGACAATCGAAGGATACTAAGAATTTAGACTGTTCTAGCATATCATTAATATTAAGCAATGAGTATTCTCATAAGTTAAAGGTTCTTCGCTAGTAGGATGGGAGGATGCACCCATTATTAGGATAATTCCTCCCATGACTAAGATAAGTATAATATTAGGCTTCATGTAATTCCCAATAGGTCATCCATAGGTCTTCTACTAAGTCTTCGACTGTATCCTCCCAGGAATCGTATCCATCGAGGTTGTATTCGGCAATGAAGGTAAAGAATGTATCTCCAAATAATAATCGTAAGACTTTGTCTGTTAGGGTTTCGTCTTCGTCATATAGTTTGTTCTCTTCCTCATTGGAAAGTTCTGTATCTCCATTTAGGATAACCGAGATTTGTTGCAGTCTGAGTAAATACCCATTAAGAGTATCAAGGTCCTCTTTAGACCTTGTCTCTTGGAATTTAAGATAAGTCTTTGATGGTGTCATAGTTAGTCCTCCTCTGATTTAATTTGTTGATTCAAGGGTATGTATGGTTCAGCAGGTAATTCTTCAGCAAGTACTGATATGAATCCTTCCGGGTATAAGGTATATAAGATTCGATATCCATAATCTGAATGTGGCAAGAATACATCCATGATGTTTTTGAGTAATGGGTATAGCTTCCATTGGTTATCCTCTAGGAATCGTTTCCATTCATCCATTTCGCTAGCATCATAGTTAGCAGTTAATTGAATGTGATAACGTTGTGTTTCCGTATCGATTGGGATAAATAGGTTGGTGACTACCTCAATTTCGTTTGAAGGCTTTTTGTATTGAGTAATTGGATACCAGATACCTTCGTTTTTCCATTGATTGAGCTGGAATATTGTCATCCCAGATTCAAGTAAGTTGGTGAGTTTGTAAAGATTAACCATGTTGTTGTCTATTTTAAAATGAATAAATATATTTTTATTTCTCACTACAAAGATAAGAATAATAAATAATATATGCAAATATAACTGAGGTAGAGGCAGGCTCTTAGTTAGGTTAGAGTCCTGCCTCTGGGATAGATATGAAAACAACTGGTTAATCGTCGTTAAGGGAACCCTCATTTAAAGTTTCATTAAGTACCTCATTAAGGAGTTCTGCACGTTGTTCTTTTGATAGGCCATCCAGTGTTCCTTTGATTCTCTCCTTTAATGCCTTTTTAAGAGTATTTTGGTACTGATTGATAAAGGTAATTGAAGAGATTGGTACTGGTATGAGTACTCTCATTTGTGTAGTACCGTTACAGTTATCTAATAATTGGGATAATTCTTTTAGATTATCCAAAGCATGTTGAATGACTATAGCAATCACATCTGGTTGTTGGACATCCGTACATCCTGAAGCATATCGTACAATCCTATCAAAAGATGCTTCAGTGATATCAATGGGCATTCCATTTAAGAATGGTTCCCTGAAGTCAGGGTCCATGGTTTCTGTTTCTAAAATAGCTCTGATTTTCATAATTATTCCTCCACTTCTCCTATTCCGTTAGCAAGTAAATAATCGTAGTACAAGTGTACGTTAGTATCTCCGTAAGTCCTAATATAGGATTCAGCATCCTCTGGGTCTGCTGAGACCCAGGGATATTCTTGTATCTGTGCCTTATGTAACTGTAAGGCCAGAGATTTTAATTCTTCTTCGTTCATGATATTCTGAAGTTAAGTTGGTAAACCCAATGATTTTTATCCAGCTTGGTGAATGAGATAAAGATACCGTCACCATCGGTAAAATTTTGCATAAATCGTATGCAGCCATCGGCAATGATGTTTTCTCTTGGTCGGTCTACTGTAACCAGGCTTTCAAATGTAAATGTATAATAGCAAGTTTCGTATACCCAGATTTGATTGATATCAATGCAGGCCAATTGATAGTTATCGTATATCTTACTGAGCAGTTCAAATAAGATATCCTTTAGGTTCTCGTTTTCCTCATCTGTAAGAGAGAAAGTGTTTTTGTTAGCAAGGAATCTTTTAAGTACCTCGTCCAAGTTCTGGATAGAGGATTTAGATGTTGTTGTTTTCATATTTTTATTGTTTAATTATTACACTACAAATATAAGAAATATATTTATATCTGCAAAAGAATTAATAAACTATTTAATAATTACTGAGGTAGAGCCCGGAATCTGTTTAAGTCCCAATCGTACTTTCTGTCTCCCTTATTAGTAAATACCCAAAGGTAATGGTCTTTGTATTCCTTTGATATGGTATTATACTTAGAGGTCTGAATGATGATACGATTTGGTTCGTATTCAAGTAATTCTGCATGTACTGTAGATACATGATGACTTTCAAGATTAAGTTTGGCCTTGAAGTCTTTAAGGAACTCATCCCGGTTTACACCATAGTTATCTCCCACGAATTTAATGTAATCGTCCTCTACCTGTTCTAACATGGTAGATACCTTGAATCTAAACTTGTTCATCTTTGTTATTTTTAAGGGTTAGTAATTTCTCTTTTAGTTCTTCGGCACATCGTTCAATGATATTATTTACCACTACCAAGCAATCATCATCTGCAAATGACATAATGATATCCATACATTCATCAAAGTAGTTTCTAATTGATTGAGGGTTATTCCAGAGTACATCCCAGTTCTTGCAATAATTAAACCGGATAATATCTACGTATTCATTTACTGATACCTTACTATCTGGTAAATATGGATATACCTTTGAATACATAGATTTAAAATTATCCTCAATCTCCTCATTCAATCTAAACTCTTTTGGTAGAGCCTCATAGTAAGACATATCTGGAATGTAGAATTGGTAAGCAAATTCCTTATCTGTCTGTGCCTCAATTCCCGGGTATGAATTAGCAAATAATACTGGTATTTTATAGAGCAATAAGTCTGGTACTCTATCATATACCTTGTAATGGTCTTGGTATTCTTTGTACGCATTAACATATACCCGGTCATCGTATATATGAAGTTCATTGAGTATCGTTTGAACTCTTGAATGAAAGTCTTCTAACTCGAAGTGCATAGCAATGTTAAAGGTATCTTCCATACCCTCTAACTTTTGTAGAGTAATAAGTCTGCGGCTTTTGATTACTCTGATTTTCTTTTTCTTTCTGAATAAGTTGAACATGTGTTAAAATGTAAAGTTAATATATACGTCCTGAGAACCTTTCATGAATTTCTCATGGTTGGTATCATCGAATTTAAAGCAAGAATATTTGCCTAATGAGCGTTCATATTCTCCTCTTACCCATACTGGTGCAGTAGTAGTGGGTTTAAGTTTAAAGTAAGTACCCTGATTGATGTTCTTAATCTTGGTCTTTTTACATTCGGGGTCTAATGTTTCCATATATTTGTCTATTTTTAAAATTGATATGCAAATATAATACTTTTAAATTTAATATGCAAATCCGTATATACACAACTGAGGCCACCATTAATAGGTAGCCTCTAAGTTATTTTCTTTTGTTTAGGAATGATGCAGCAAGGGATGTATCTTCTTCTGCTTCTAGTATTTCATCATCCTCTAAGTACCTATCCATCTCTGGGTCATAAGAATCGGTATCAATCCTCATTTCAATCTCCCTACGCAATTCATGGTGTTCTTTAGAGGATATTTCCATAGCAGCCTTATAGTTATCTGTGATTTGATTGAGTTCTTTCTTATTAAGATTAAGGCCCTCCTTGGACGTATCTACTCCCTCTTGCTTAGTTGCAACTACTTCAGGCAATGAATTGATATCGTATTTGTCCTCTAAGAGTTTTGCTTCTTCAGTTTTAGTAAGTACCTTTTGAGATTCTAATACGATAGTTCTTGCTTCCTCTATCGAGATAGTATTCTCAGCATTGAGATTATTCTGTTGATTGAACTGATTGAAGATATTAGTTGTATTGCCTCCAGTAAGATTACGAATGATTGATTGTAATGATGTAGAAGATTCCAACTTAAGCTTCAATGTCTTATTAACCTCTGATGAGATAAATGGAGTATATTTGCCTCCCTGGGAATCTCTTAAGATTTGCAACTGGTGGGATATCTCCATTCTATCCTCTAATGCCCATGCTAGTTGTTCTCCCAGTAACGCGTTAAGTAATTCTTCCTGTTTATCTTTATCCCATATTCTAGAAGACAATAATCTATCTCTCATGAATACTCGTACATACTCTATGTCAATTCCTAATCTATTAGAGAATGAATTGATATCATAGGTTACTCCACACAAAACACCATTACCCATTAACCATTGATTAATAAGGTAATTCTGTACCTTAATCAATGCTTCCTCTTCATGTGTCTTCTGGTATTCTAAAGCCATTGCAGTAGTACCCATAGGACGAGGGAATCTTGTTATCTTATCTTCTTTTGCCATATAAATAAGCCTTTCTTATATCTTTAGATTCATCATATCCTACTAGCTCTAACTTATAACATACATAGCAATTAATACTAAGGTTATAGAAATATGCCTTATAGGTTTTCTTTTTCACTGCCAAATTAAAGGAATCACCAGAGACATAATCCCTGGTGAAAATTAATTTATCACATTTGCCTATCGGAATACTAAGGCAAAGTTTCCAATCCTTGGCAATAAATTTATTGCCGTGAAGGTCTAGGATTTCCTTTGCCATGACTTCCCTTTTTATAGGTAGATTGTTTTTTGTCTTGTTCATTGAGGTATTCCTTCTTCCTTTTTTCAATGAACTGTTGGATATCTGGGAACATCTTTGCTCTTAAAGGTACTACCTGAGTAGCAAAGAAAGCATTCCATAGGTTCTGTGTAAATCCTTCACCTACTTTAAGCTTGGATATTGCCCAGAATTTACTTTCGAAATTCTTAATGATTTCCTTGAACCGATAATAATATAACTTATGAGTCTTAGGGTTAATGCCAATGGTAGTAGTTTGGCAATAATCTAGAAACTCTTTACCCAATTCGGAAATAAACTCTTCCCTTTTGAAGTCGTAATTCTCTTGGTCGAGTTTAAATAACTTTACGTAATCTATTGCTTCCATATATTTACTCTTTAATTGTTTCTAAAGGATAAGCCTTTAGTGTTACTTTCTTGGTTGCATCCTGGACCTGAAATAAATATCCTCGGTAATTATCCTCATAATAGGAGGACCAGATTGCTTCCTTTACCCTGTACCAATCTAAAGTCTTGGCACCTTTGGGGATTCCTGTGATTAATAACATGTGAGGGTTTTCTCCCACTTGAATGTTAAAAATATCCTTGCCATCAAAGTTACCTATTACTACATAGTCCGGAAAGGTAGGGTATTCCTTTAATTTAGGGTAAGGTACACCCAAACTATCTACTATGGTTTCAGGCTCTATGATTTGATTCTGAAATCGGATATTTAGTTTCGATTTACCTATGTATAGGTCTTTGACTATATTCGTGAACATATGTAGATTATTATATGGGTTATACCTTGGTCCTTGAAGTTATTTAGGTTAGTTGCCTTTTCCTCAAGTTTCCTTAGTGTCTTTCTAGAATCTGTACAGATTCTTCTGGTTGGATTTCTAACCAGCATCAGAATATTCTCTAGTGCAGGTTGCAAAGCATTAACTGGTCCTGCATAAAGTATCTCATGCTTCTTCCCACTAATTACATTGTATTGGGTTTTATAGGCATACTTACCTTTAATATAAGCTACCTCAACCTTTTCTATTTCTTCTTTTCTTATGTTTCTTACCATAACCGTCTTTATTTACATAATCTGATATTTCGTCTAATTGTCCCAAGAGTAATGCCTGCACAAATATTGGTACAGGCCTGAAAAAGAAGTTTCTTATGTTACTGGTGTTAATATACCAGTCGTATACAATAAAGAACTTCTTAATCTTCCTATGTTTAAGTGAACGTTGAACTAAGTAGGTTTTAACGCATCTCTTATGCAACTCCACCAACTCCTTATCTTGCTTTAACATCTCCTTTGCGGAGAATATAGTGTAATCCATTTTTATACCTTTAGAAGGTTAATACAATGAGGAAGGTACTCTGATATTGGGTACCTTCCCTGAGAGGTAAAATCAAGCAACTTGTTCTGGCTTAAGGACTTTATTCCTGAAGTCCTCATATGCCTTGGCAGCTTTCTTGTATTCTTTGGAGTTTTGGTCCTTGATACGGAACATTTCCCGTTCAAGTCTGTGGAGTTCATTGCGAGTTTGTTGTCTCCATTTCTTCCGGGCAAGAGTATCTACTACATCCTCGGGATATACATATTTTACTTCCCGGTTGGAGATTACCTTTTCAATGATAGAGGGTTTCTGTTGTTTTTCAACATCCTTTATTACCTCTGCCTTTTTAGAGGTTTTCTTTGTTGGTTTGGGTTCTTCCGGAGTAACCTGAACCAATTTGGCACCTGCAAATTTCTTGGCAGCTTCCTGGGATTCTTCTACCAATTGAGCCTTAGTCTTTTTAGTTCCCTGGGCCTTAGTAGTTTTAGACTTGGATGTAGCATCCTTAATTCCTTCTAATTGTTGAGCAACTTTGTTACCGATAAGGTTAGCAACCTTGTTTTCATTCTTTTTCATAACGTCTATATTAAAAATGTTTATAAATAAATGAATTAATTTCTTATCACATTGCAAATATAAGAATAATATTTTATATAGCAATAAAATAAAAAGAATATTTTTAAATAGCTGAGGTTAATCGGCTAAGAAGTCGAAGATCTCTGGAGCATAATCTATCTCGTTTTCTGGGTCTGATAAATATTCGTCCAGGTTTTCGTTATAATAATCGAGTTCTGATTTAGCCTTGGGAGCAGGTACAAAAGGTATACATTTTTCTGGATATTTCTCTGCAAACTTAATAGCATCTTGATAAGTTAACTTCTTATCAGTATAAAATTTAACCCATGTATGGGAGTATCCCACTCCTTTTCTAGTAACTTCGTATTGTTGATATCCAGAATTACTTATCTGGTAGATTTGATTCTCTGGAATGATTTCTATTTCTACCTGATATTCGTATATTCTTTTTCCGAGTTTGTTTGCCATTTCCTGAATTGAATCCATTAATGACTTAGGCTTATCTGCAAATGAGAAACTGTATTTAGTTTCTGGTACATCGTTCTTTTTAAACGACGGAGCAGGACTTATCCTGCTTGCATCGGGTGTAGGTTTTGAGCCTATAGCCAATCCAATTAGTATAAATCCTGCTAACCCTATGATAGGTAGTTTTCTAAGACCTGAGTTCATAGCCTGTGGTTTTAAACTTGTTTCTGATATTAGAAGAAACGTATTTACCTTTGGACTCTGCTAGGTGTAATTCATTGCAGATTTCTTTAGGTACACCATCATAACGGTAAACTTTGTTGCCTTTGAAAGCAACCCAAAGTTGTTTGTTTTTGGAGTCGTATCCGTAACCTTCAACATTTGAGGATTCGCAAGGAATCATTTCAACTCCAGTGTTCAATTCAACTGATTCTAAGTATTCGTTCTTGTCCATTTTAAATTAAATTATTAATGTGAGTTCAGGATGAAATTTATTGGTTTCTCTGTGTAATAGTTCCCATACTCCGTAAACTCCTTGGGATAAATCATGTATCCATTCGTCTTCCATTTTGAATAGGATATGAGAACAGATATATAATTGATATTCATTCAGAGTCTTTATCAATTGAGGCATTTCGTATATCTCTTCGTAAATCTGAATATGATGATTGACTGAATCAAGCATCTCTTCGTTGTTTATCTGTAACAGCTTCCTGAGTAAATCAGGTTCTGTTGTAGTGATATTGTTTTTGATATTAGTCAATGCCTCAATTTGAATCTGAGCAATGTTCTTTACTACCTCTTTGGTTTCTGCATCCATTTTAATATTATTTTCGTTATACAAATATAAGAATTTTATTTTAATAAATAATACTCTTTTATTAAATACTGAGGTAGAGGATGTTGTCTTTACGATTGTAAGACCTTAGTTTTGGTCAATTATTCTACGAATAGTAATCCTGGATACCTTAAATTCTTTGGCTAAATCACAAATCCTACATCCTTCTTTGTGTCTTTGTTTTATTAACCTCCTTTGTATCTTGGTTAATTTAGCATTAGGGTTTAATGCCCCTCTTCTACTAACTCCATACAGGGGATTTTTATCTCCAATGTAACCTCTACCATCCCTTATACATTGCTGAGTATTCTCAGAAGGTGTTCCCCAATAAAGATTACTTACTGAATTATGATATGGTACATTATCTTTATGACATACATAAGCTTTGTTTTCTGGATTAGGTATATAAGTCATGGCTACTAACCGATGTATATAATATATCTTACCTTTTCTTTGAATGAATTTATATCCACCCTTAGAGGTATTATACTTAACTCTATGCCAAGAATCTTTAGTAAGATGACCAGACTTATCGTACCTACTCCAAAGTCTTCCAGATTTACTTATAAAGTAACCTTCTAGAAAAGTTATGTTATCCCTTTTGAGTATCATTAGCAAATTTGATATTTAATCTCTTAAGTGATTCATAAGCATTGGGGGATAGTAATACATCTGGAGCCCATCTTAAAAAGAATTTTGATGGTTTTTTATCTGGGCTAGCCATTAGTTGTCTTATCTCTGCAGAGAACTTTAATCGTTCTTCTTCAAGTTGATATTTGGGGAACTTTGTGAACTCTGCTTGAGAGAAGGATATGGTTTTCTTACCAACAGAGGCCCTTAACGGTTTCTTCCTTTCTTTATAAAGATACGGAACAATTTTCTTCGATGGTCCACCAAGGATACTAAAGCCGAAGATGACCATTGGGTCGAATTTATCTGCCTTGGGGTCTTTGGCTCGTTTGATACATCTTGCCATCCAGGAGTATGAGTTAGGATATTGCTTGTTGTCAGTGGCTTCTCCCACATCCTTACTGTTGAATTCGAATCCTGGGAAATGAAAAAGAAAGTCCTCTGTAAGAATAAAGACAAATCCCAATTCCCTTAAATACTTAATAATCTCTTGTTGGCTCTTACCTTCTTCAACCATTTTCTCTACATCTGCCAGAATATCTTCCCGAGGTGATTCAGTAAGTTGTTTACTACCAGTAGAGGGTCTTCCTCTTCCCACTGAGGGTTCTTTGATTGGTAAGTTACCTACAAGCTTATCTAAGTAATTCTTAAAGTTTTCAACATCTTGTTTATTTGTAAGAGTTACCTCTATTCTTATTGGTCCCTTATGTTGTACTTTTGGCCCTGAATTCATTTCTGTATACGCATCTACCAATCTATCTTGAATATAGGAACCATTATCTTCAAGTGTAGTGATACGCAGTTTGGGTTTATATGTTTTTTCTTCCATAAAGTCTTAGTATTAAAAAGAAAGGCCTGAACAAAAGTGATTTGCCAGGCCTTTACATCATTAACGAATACTTAATAAGATATGAGATTAATCTTCTTCTTTTTTGGCCTTCTTTTTCTTTTTATCTTTGGCCTTTTTGTCCTTCTTTGCAGGAGCAGCCTTTTCGGTGGCTTCTGCCTTTTCTTTCTTTTCCTTCTTGGGTTTTTCTTCCTTCGGAGCTTTACCGGCAGCCAGTCTTCTCTGTTCCATACGATATTTTTTCTTTTCATCAGAAGTCATTTCCCGACCATCAATGAGAGGATAATCGTATTTGGTAACTCGGCCAGCAGATTCCTTCTTTTCTTTTTTCTCTTTTTTCTTTGAAGCCTTTTCATCTTCTTTGGCTTTTTTCATTTTTACCAATTTGGCTTCGTTCTTTAAATCCTTTTCAGGATACTGGGCAGCGACTTTGTCTCTTTCCTTGTTGAGCTTATTCAAGAGTTCAGTAACCTTTTTACCATGTTTCTTGTCTTTTGACCAATCCTTTTGAGGGTCCAAGTTGTTCTCTTTGAGATAAGCATCCAATGCCTTTTTAGCCTTTGAAAGTTCCGGAGTCTTATTAGCCGGTTTGTCTTTCTTCTTGTCTTTCTTCATGTTTCTAAAATTTTTAAGTGGATTGAAATTTCCTTAGTAATTATCCATAGTTATAATATCCTAATCGAAGTAGGGATTTCCTTAATTTCTAGGATTTCTATACTTGCATTTTCAAGAATGGCTCCAAGTTCTAAGGCATCCTTTATCTCTTGCTCAGTAAGATTGACAAAAGTTTGTTCTGCAATCATTTCTCGTCCATCTGAATAATTAACATATTTAAACTTTACAGTACTGATAGTACCTTTTAGTTTTTTATCTAGCCTACCCTTAAAATCCTTAAGCCTACGTTTAAGATATTGAAGGTGAATAACATGGGTTTGATATTTACTTCTCTTATGAGGAGGAGTAACCTTAATCATATACCGAGTATATTCCATATCTTTTAATACGGCTTGAATACCCTGTATGATGGTTCTTAAATTCATTTCTTCCATGATGGTCTTGGTATTGGTTTATTTTCGATTGCCATTTCGGTTAGCATTTCTTTGGCTTCTTTAATAATTAATTCAGAGAGTTCCCTTTCTTCATTCGATAAGGGAGGGTCCATATCTTTATCTTCTAGTGCATTAGTATAATTCTGAATAAGATTATCTAATGCAAGAATAGTTATATTTTTTCTGATTTCTCTTTTGTCTTCCATAACCTATAAAATAAATAAAGCCTACTACCTTCTCAGGCAATAGGCTCCCAACATAATTTTTGAAATACTAATAAACTATGCAAACCATTAGCGATGTTCTCGCTAATAAGTAAGGGATAGAAGTTTAATCTTCGTCTCCGGCTTCCTCTTCTTCGCCCTTAGCCTTTTTAGCTTTCGGGTTACAGATAATACCGTGTCCTTTTTTGGATTTTACGGTTAGATTGCCCGGTACGAATGTTACGGATGTAGAAGTTGGTTTACCGTCGATGACCAGAACTGATGTTACCACCACTCCCTGATATCCTTCTTTGTTCTTTACTGCGTAACCATAGTTCTGAACTTCGGATTTATCATTGATTTTGATAACATCAATTTGCTTGCTGTTTGGACGTTGCTCAGCAGGACGGTTTTTCAAAGCTTCCATACGGGCTTTACGTTTTGCTTCTTTCTCAGCATCTTTTTCTTTGCCACCTTTTTTCTTGGTGTCTTCTTTTTTCTTAGTTGCCATAATCTTTTAAGTTTTAGTTTTATTTAATAGAACAATAGTTATTTCTTATGATAAAGGTGGGCTATTGCTTTAGCCCAACCTTCATAGCCGGAGAATGAATTACTTCTTTCCTTTTTTGCCTTTACCTTTGGCTTCTTTCTTTGCCGGGAGTTTGAGACCCAATTCTTTGGCAATTGCTTTGCGAAGTTTTTCGATATCATCTTCTTCAAAGTCATCCGGGTCTGTTTCGAGATCTTTGTCATCGCAAACATCTTCCAGTTCTTCGAAGTCCATTTCGGCAAGAGCTTCACCGGTTAATTCTTCTTCCTCTTCGTCCTCATCTTCATCGTCGTCCGAGTCTTCATCATCCTCGTCATCTTCATCTTCTTCATCAGAGTCCTCATCATCGTCATCCTCATCGTCATCCTCATCGGAATCTTCGTCATCGTCCTCTTCTTCTTCTTCCTCGTCTTCGTCGTCATCATCTTCCTCTTCTGAAGCAAAGAAGTCTTTTGCTTCTTCAGCAGACAACATGATAGGAGCCGGGATAATTTTTACTGAGCCATCTTCGTAAGTAATGATGATTGCACCATTAATCTCTTTGCGAGATACTTCCTTTAACTCTACCTTTTTGGTTTCTTTTTTCTTAGCCATTTTCGTAAATGTTTAAAATGTTAATAATCAATAGTTATATCACTCTGTTATAAGTTTCTTGTATTTTCTTTCGCTTCCCGTAAGATAAGCAAATGCAATATTATATTGTTTTACCTCATCAATTACGGTCTTTAGTTCTTCTTGAGATTCTATCTTTACATCTTCTGTATCGATAACTTCATCTTGGTCATTATAGGTATTAACCTTAAAAGATTTATCCATGAACGGATTTAATTGTTTATGTACCTTTACTTCCGGTACTGGGTTTTTAGTTTCCATTGCTGTATTTAATTTTAATTATTCCAGGAATACCAACCTTACCAAATACTTCGGTATAGAATTTGTATTTTGGATTTTGCATTGATTTATAGTTATCAGCTAATCTCATGGGAAATACCCAATATTCATTTTCTAGCATCCTGTTTGTCATAATGTAGGCATATTTACTTCTCATCCTATATTTGCTTACAGGAGTGAATCCCTGAAATCTTAAAGCTTTTACTAAGAACCTTTCTTTTGGTTGCCATCCCAAATGATTTAAAGATTCATCATAAAAGATATCAAGCATATCCCTTTGTGCTTTGATAAATAGTACTTTCTGTATCGGAATATCTAATTTCTTTCTTAGGTACAAGGCCAAGGAACATACCAATGGTGGATATTGCAAAGAAAAAATATTATATTTATGCTTTTCCTCTTGACTCAGCCTGTTGTAAATCCTGTAAGATAGCAGAATGGATTTGTATTCTCTTCTTCCGGATATACTTGGGAGATATGCCTTCCCGTTGTCCATACAATTTTTGTGAGTACCTTTCATTGAATACCTTCTTTCCTTTTGATTTAAAGACCCGGTGCATTTGAACCATGAACCTTCGTCTTCTGTGTTTATCAATTTTATATTCATCCGGGATAATAAACTTCCTGGCTTTTACTAATCTCCCTTTATACCAGAATTTAGTAGAACCAGATTTATGTCTTAGACCATTCATGTCTTGAAGTGTTCTTATCCCTTGCCTAAGTAATTTCCTGCCTGATATGATATGAATATATTGAAGAACATCTACTCCGTACATATAAACCAAAGTCTTTTTTATCTGGTACCTTGTGAAATAAGGAATACCGGTTAAGTGTTTCCGATATAAACTTTTTTCGGTAATATATTTGTTGGTTGTATCTGGTCTCCATGTCCATATATAATATCTATCTTCTCGGATTGGTTCCCTACTACTTTCCTTTAGCTTTACCATTGTTCATAGTCCTCCTTGCAGTTCTAAACCAAAGTGTTATTGATTTATCGTTTGCATCTGGGAACTTCTTTTTCATCCTTCTAGTTACTCTTTCTAAATCGTAACCCTTTGCAACCAATGACCATACATAGGATTTCTTAGTTCCCTTGATGAGATTAAATTCATCCCTTTCTCTTGGTGGTTTCTTTTCTCTGGGTTTTTTTATTCCTGGAACCCTTTTTGATTTCCTTTGCCCATTTTCTCCTTCTTCTCCGAGAAACCCAAGCCTTAATTTTGAATTCCTTAGAGGGTCATCTTTTGAATAACCTATGTTCTCTAATTGTTTATCCATCCAATCATCATATTGGTCAATTAATGATTTGTCTGGTTTATTAGTTGACCTTTCGATATAACCAATTAAATCGAAAACTCCAGCAGCACATGCATCAGGGAAAGGCATACCCAATACTATGGCTTTTCTTTTTAAATCCCTGTAAGTCATATTCCTCCCGGCTGAACCAAGGAAACTGGCTTTTTCTTTTGAGGGTGCTGGTTTATTCTTTTTGTTCTTTCTCATATCTTTTATTTTAATTTGTTGCAAATATAATACTTTTTATTTATATAAAGAAATATTTCTACTTATTTTTATAAAAAGCTGAGGTATCTGATATGCGTTCAGCAGCCGTTGATTTAGGCTTTTTCTTCCTTTTCTTTTTAACCTTATCAGCATTGAAGGCCATATCAAGTTTCTTAATACTGAATTCTATATTATTCACTTGATTATAGTTAACTGCTTTTTCCACGCAGCATCTGTACTCAGGCCAAAAGCGTTGTCCTAATTTTACATCAACTGTTTTAATCATAAACTTGGATACCATAAATCCAAATGTATCTGCATCATCTTTCTTTTCGAATACATACATATAGAATCTACTAAATTCACTAACTACCTCATCTAAAGGTCTTACTGGCATTAGCAAATATCCATCTGTATATAATTCTTCTGATATTAAGCATACCCAGTATTTCTTTTTTCCGGGTTTTACTTTATATCTAAACCTTTCTTTCAGTTTTGTGTGCATCCATTCTGGTACTCGGTTTAAAAGGTATTTAATGTATATCTTGTCCTTCTTATTCAACCGCCTTTTAAATGCAGAAGGCTGTTGTAGCATTCTTGGTAGAATCCTAAAGTTATTCCACCTATCGAACTCTAGAATTAACCTCATTGAATCTAAGTCCCAGGGGTCTTCTGATTCTTTGAGTCTTTTCATATTTCTTTCGATATTACTATTGCTTACCTTTGAGAGTAAGTTAGAAGAGTCTCCAGTATATAGACTAGCTTCTTTCCTTGTTAATCTCTTTTCAATACATCCTTCAATAAAATCACAAAAGCTTCGTTCGCAAGGGCAGTCAGGTCGAAAAATAGAAGTGTGTAACTCGAAAAAATCAGAGAATAATCTGAAGAACTTTTCTGACCTTTCTCTGATTTCTAAATACTTGTAATGTGACAACTTTAAAATTTCACCAGCTTCCCATGAGGATTTGCTTTCTGATAACTGAAGGAATAAAGACTGCCTCTCTATTTCGTTTAAGCAGTCCCAAGCTTTCTTCTGAGCATCGTTCATATTAATTCCTCCTAAAATCCATTATTCTATCTATTGATTCACTTGTTATCTCATTTGGGTCATAATCTTGGGAGTTAGCATATAACTTATCTGGGTCATAATTCTGGTACACGCTATAGATTACGTTATCAAAGGGTAACCATATTTCCATTTTACCCATTTCCGGATATAAAAGAAGTTGTACCATTTTATTTATGTGGTCTATACCTAATACCGTAGCATCTATTCCTTCGTAAGGATAACCTTTGAGTACTAAGTAATCGCCTATCTTAACATTCATCAAATCGTCTACAGAATATTTCTTTCCTTCTTTTGCCATCCTCTTAAACCTTTTAACATCCTTTCTGGTACATGTAGCTACCAATGAGAAATCATCAAAGTCTTCAGAATTATCTATTCTAGCTTTCTTCTTTCTTTCATGAAGAGTCTCTGTAGACTTTAACCAAGTTCTTATACCTGATATACTTCTCTTCAGTTTGTTTAGAAAAGGTCTAGAGTACGCTAACTCTGTAGGCATCTTGATAAAACCATAATTGAATAAGATAGGTACTTCTTCGAATATCATCTTACCCTTTGCGGTTTTCTTTAAAACGTTTATCGTAGGGATAATGGCACGTACTTTTTTATATCCCTTTTCTTTAAGTTCTTTATTAATGTTCTGATAATACTTTCGTTCTATGTAGAAAATACAATAAGAATAAGGGATACGTTTCATATTATTTCTTTTTAATGATTAACTTAGCTTGCTTATGTACTTGCTTATAATTAACATTCTCCAGAATATCACTTGCAAGAAATACATAAAGATTAACTGAAGTACTGATTGACATACTGGGTTTTTTAGATTGTACCCATATAAAATCTCCCAGAGTACCAGGTCCCCCTTCTACTACAAAGAAAAATTCATTTGCAGGCATAGAGTTATACCTCATACATAATATAGGGAGTTTATTTGCCCTTTTAGCATCCTTACTTGCTTGTTCCCAAAATCTTAGGATATCACAAGTTTTGTTTCCAAGCAGTACATGTTCGAATTTGATATCTTTGTAATTTTTACATTCGATAGATATCTTACAGCGATGAGCATGTTTTTCATCTGTACAGGTTAAATCAGAAGTGGCATCCTTATTAGAATGCCAAGCTCCTGAACCTGCCCGATTCCTTTCAAATTTGAACCCAGTCCACTGAGTAAACCAGGCTCCTATTTTTCTTTCAAATCTGTTTCCTTTATTTTTTGAGTTCATAGGTTAATGTCTTGTAGTTATAACATTATAGTAAATTATAACTACTTAGGCCATTGACTTTTTCGACTTGCAGGATTTTCGTATTTGATAGAGGAAGAGAATCTAAATGAGTAATTAAGAATAGGGTTTTATCTGCAAAAGTATGTCTGATTAAAGAGGTTACTACTTCTACATTATCAGAGCTTAATGATTCGAATACCTCATCCAAAAAGGCAAGGTTTATACCCTTAGACATTGTAAGAGATTCATTCATTGCAAATGCCATTGCCACATTTACCAATTGTTTTTCTCCACCGCTAAGTTCATCGTAATCAATAATTTGCCCATCTCTTTCAATTAAAGTAAAAAATTCTTTTCTAGCAGTACCCAGGTCTATGTTAAATTCAATCCTAAATCCCAATACTTGAGAGTATTTATCAAGGGTTCTATTTAACATATCCAGTGATGAATCGAATAAGTAAGCCTTTATTCCGTTGTTACCGAGAGGGTCATTGATTAACCAATTGTAGTTTTCTAACTCCAACTCTTTATTGTGGTAATCCTCATCTACCTTACGAAGAGTTTTTCTAATCTCTTTAAGTTTCTCTTTATATTTAGGAGACATAACCTTAAGTTTCTCTTGTTTGAGCTTTTCCAACTCCTCGTCAATATCAGCAATATCAGAAGCAATATCATCGCATTCTTTTTGAAGTCTCTTATACTTCTCATTCGTAGTTCTCAACTCATCCAATCTACCCAGAGCATCCTCATATTCTTCTTGTAGTTTGTCTGAGTTTATAATTGCTTTATAGATAATATCTACGCTCTCTTTAGCACGTTTGTAGTGGCCTTTATCTAACTGTATCTTGAGTTTCTTTACAAAATCCGGTAATGATACTCCTGAAATATTACGGTTGTGTTTTATTTTAGATTTAAGACCATCTACATAATCAGTATGTTTCTTAATCTTAATCCTAAGACTCTGCTCTACCTCGTCCTTAAGTTGTTGCTGTTTTTTAATAAGTTGCTTAGTTAGGTCTTCCCTATCTTTCTTTAATTCTCTACGTTCTGACTTTATTTTTTCTTTGAAACCTTTCTCTCTATCACGTAAATCAAAGTAAGCTTCCTTATTTGCTTCAAGTTCTTTCTTTAATAAAGCAGATTGGTGTTCTACTTCGTTTGCCTGAGCTAATAGGTTATTTTTATCCTGCATAGCTATACCTTTGGCAATGTTAAGAAATTCTAAATCAAATACTTCTTCGAATATCTTCTTCTTATCTGAATTAGATTCTTGTATCAATCTTTTAATACCCTGCCCAAACATAATGGAGTTCATGAATAGAGTATAGGATAAACCAAGTTCTGCATTAATGGCATCTTGGAGTTTATTCTTACCCTTTACATTCACTACCTCGTTGTCTTTCATAAGGATAAGCCTATCTTTACCTTTAGCTCCATCCTCAAGAACTATATTGCATTTCTGGCATCTGATAATTTTATAGATATGTTCTCCTTTTTGAAAGAATACCTCTACCATTACTCCCTGGTAATCTTTAGGTCTTACCTTTTCCCAGGTAGTTACTTCTGATACTCCTTTTAGGTTTTTACCATATATTGCCCATACCAATGCCGATAAGATAGTTGATTTACCTTTACCATTCGGTGCCTTGATAAGTATGGTACAACTTGGGTTTAAAGGTATATGTAGGTTTTCTATTGAACAGAATCCTACTACGTTCATTGTTGTAAATGTTAACATGATTCAGCTTTTTTAAGTATGTCAATCAGTAGTTCTTTCTTATCTTGTTCAGTTATACCTTTTTCCTTAAGATACTTCCTTGCTAGAGCTTTCTTAGAAAGTTGCTTAGTAATTTTATGGTTAGTATTTACTAAGTTACTAGTTTTCTTAGGTAAAACGGTATAATAATTGCCATCATCCCTAATATCTTCATCAGATTCTACATCTACGAATTTAGGAAATTGCTTAAGGTGTACAAATTGCATTGATAAGTCTGAATAAATCTTCCAATAACCCAATTTACAATCTCTATCTGTTCTCCTTTGATGATTAGGTGCTCCTATCATATAAACCTTCTTTGATAGTCTTTGAGGTTTATGTATATGACCACATAATACCAAGTCAAATCGATTCAAGATATTTACATTGAGATTTTCTACAGAATCAACTTCCCTACCATCGGTATCCTTTGCTCCGGGATAGTCAGTATGAAGAAGAAGTATGTTCCTTACATTCTTATCTAATTTTAGTTTCTTAAGATATTCACTTAAACCTACATTATTATCAATGTATGGAACCCCATAAATGTGGTAATCTCCATAAGAACACCATTTGATTCTAGTTAGATTAACACAGCTCATAAAATTCTTATGAAATACAAAAGGCCATCCCTTAGTTATCCTATCAATACGATTTACAGATTTCAAATCGTGATTCCCGTCTATATAAATCATTTTGAATTTTGGATAGTTACTCTCTAACCTATCAAACTGTTCAGCAACGAATATTGCTAAATCTTGGTCAATTGATTCTGGCTTATGAAATAAATCTCCACAAAACAAAGCAGGACATTTGTACTTTTCACATTGACCTGCAATAACGTCAAGGACCTTGATACTATTCAAGGTCCTATTGTTGTTCTCATTGAATTTTGCCCATAGATTTATGTGCAAATCCGAGAATGCTATAAATACTACTTCCTTACTCATGAAGAAAATCAATAATAAGTTTCTTACGAATATCCAAATTAGCTTCTCTTATACAGAGAACTTTAGTTTCACCATACAGGGATTTGATTACTCCTTTTGTTGCACCATATTCCAAAAGTTGATTCTTAAATATATTCTTATAGATAGAAGATATTTCCTTAGTTGGTAAGAATCCCCACAAGTTCAATACGTTATCCATTATAGAAGATATTAAGAACTGGAAGTAATTATTCTCTATTCGTTTGCCATTATCTTCCATAACCCATTCCTTTACCATTGCAGTAGTAAAGTCTAATAGAATGAGGTGAGTACATTGCTGATTGAGTAACATCTTGCAAGTTTCGAAAAAGTGTTCCATTTCACATTTAGGAACATTCTTGGCTTGCTTGTAATAGAAATAGGCAGCTAAATCAAGATAGCTTCTATCTGTAACAAATCTATCCCTATCTCTGAACATTTTGTTTCTTAGGTTCATTACCTGAAAATCTTCGAGTAACAAATCCTTTGAATCCCTTTCTAACATCTCTTTATGAGACATATCCTTTGTTTTAGGTATTAAGTCTGATACACTACCAGATATAAAATCCAATACTGGAGGGTATTCTGTTACATCAAACTTAATCATCCCGGGAACTTCTTTTGCTAAAGTGGTTTTCCCAACTCCACTTGCACCTGCAAACATTATTTTCATTCGGATAACTCTTTAAATGGTTTAATAAATTCTTTAGTTAGGAACGAAGCAAGAGAATACTCTATGCACAGTTTCCTAAATTTATCATAGTTGAAAGTCTTCTTTCTCTTGAGAGGTATCTTATCTAAAGGGACATTACCTACAAACCAGAATAAATCAATCAACTTACGATTCCTTTCCCAAGCTTCTTGGTACTCTTTATTAGGTTTAGCTTCCAAGTATTTGTAGATTGATTTATACTCATCTAATATCTTTCTTGCAGTTACTGGACCTATACCTTTAAAACCAGGGATATCATCGGAAGTATCACCTACCATTGCAAGGTATTCAACGGTCTCATGTGAATGATAACCAAATAACTCTTTACAATTACCCATTCGAATAACTTCATCCTTTCTTGGATTTAATATCCTAACGTTCTTGTTTAGAAGTTGATTAAAATCCTTATCTGATGATACCAAGATTACATTATCCGAACGATAAGTATTAATAATTAGGTATGCTAAGAAATCATCTCCCTCATATTGAGTTTTATTCCTTTTATCAAATATATAAGAAATTCTTAGCATACCTAATATCTTCATTATAATTGCCTTTTGTATTTGCAAAGATTCATAATCAACCGATATATTTTTTCTGTGTCCCTTATAGTTAGGCAATAACTTATCCCTTACTGGTGAATGACCGTTATCAAAGGTTATAACTACTTCGTTGGGTTCAAACCTGGTAAGATACATGTGAAGTGATTTGAAAAATCCAAATATTGCTCCACTTGGTTTACCGTCTGTGGATTTAAGTTTCTCGAACTTGTGAAAAGATTGATGGAGAATGTTCTCTCCATCAATCAATAATACTGTTTTCTTACTCATCGTCTTCCTCCTCGTCATCTGATTCGTTAAATGATTCATATTCTACTCCATCTACTGGATATAAATTAGTAGTCAATGCTACTATCTTCTTTCTAGTTGTACCGATAGTATTTATCTCAGCCTTCTTTAATAGTTTACGACGAAGTTCATCATCCTCTTCCAAAAGCTTTTGGAATTTCTCTTCACCTCTTGCAAGAGTTTTTCCTTTGAACTTATATACTCCACCTGAAGATTTTTCTATGATATCATTTTCTACCAATACATCCTCAAGAGCATAGCATCTATCAAAACCTACTTCATGGAACTTAGGATTGAAGTAAACCGGGCACTTACTGATTGTAGGTCTTGGAGGAGCAACTTTATTTTTAATAAGTCGGATTGTGACCAATTTACCAGCTTTCCGTTCTTTACCTTTCTGTTTAACAGTGATAGACTTGCCTGAGTAAAAGGCAGCTCTGATTGAAGCGTAGAACTTAAGTGCTGCACCTCCTGTAGTAGTTGTGTTATCTTTTCCAAATCCGACATTTAAAGCAGTTCTTAATTGGTTAATGTAAATCTGTGTAACTCCTAATCTATAGAATAATTCACTTCTGATACGGAAGTATTTGTAAAGAGCTTTTGCTCTACCTCCCATTTCAGCCTTACCCTCTACCATTTTAGAATCTATGTTATCTGCACAATCCATAGCAGCAATAGAATCTATCACTAAGAGAATCGGTTCATTATTAGTTAATTGAGAACGTAAGTAAATTGCTAAATCTGCTACTGCGTCAGAAATATACTCGATTCGAGTATCTGTTAATACCGTAACTTTTTCTGGGTCTACTCCATTAGCTTCTGCCCAAGAGTTCATCCAAGACTGTTCGGCATCTACCCATATAACATGCCCACCAAGTTGTTGACAAGTATATGCAAAGTTATATGCAATAAGGGATTTACCAGAGGATTCTTCTCCAGCTACTTCAAGTACTTTACCAAATGGTATACCACCACCAAATGTATAGTTGAGAGCAAAGAAAGTAGAGGGTAACCATAAGTTTGATTCTACTGTATCTGAAGCCAATCTCATGATACTACCATATTTCTTTAATATCTCATTTTTTGTTGGTACCTTTAAACCAACCTTAGTTTTCTTTGCCATATTAAATTCCTCTTGATTTTAAAATATTCATTGCCTGATTCAATACGTTTTTCTCTTCATCGGTAAACTTCATGAGACTACCCTTGTCGAATACAAGTTCTACTATGTGATATCCCATGAAGGGTACTTCAGACCTCTCTCCATTGGGTAATTCTACTTTGGCATACATCCATGATAATATCATTTCTGCCATAAGAGGGTCTACCAATTCCAATATTAAAACGGGATGTTCCCAAAATTGATTATTTCTGTATATTCCAGATTCTTTATATTTCTGTTTAACCCTTTCAGAAAAATCCCTCACCTTTGCATAATCAAAGTCTGGCCCAATATCATTAATTTCACAAAATCTTCTTATAATCTTTGACTTATCTTCATCTGATAAGTTTGCCCAATATTCTTTTGATACCATAATGTAATGTATTTAGACTAAAGAAGGTGATAACTGAACGAATCTAATTACCACCTTCGAATGAAACCATATGTTTAACTAACCTTTAAATATCTGATTTGTAACGTTTCTTCTTTTTCTTTTTGGGTTCATCATCCTCCATATAATGGTCTCTGTGAATCCCTTTCTTTTTTGCCTTTTTCTTTGGTTTGTCATCCTCGTCATCGTCTCCTCCATGGTCTTCATTCAAGAACTTAGCAAGAAGTTCTTCCAGTTCATCATATGATTTGATTTGAGAACGAACTATACCTTCCAGGTCTACATTACCTTGGTACTTCTTGTCCAATTTGGTTGGTTTACAAGCCCGAGCAGAATATGTAGTATCAAGCTTACCAGAACCCGAACGAATAATTTTGATATCGTATCCATTTCTTGGGTCTGTCATATCACCAGCTTCATCCTCATCGAGGTATAAGTCGATAATATCTTGATAAACAGAGCGTGGAACTAGAACTCCCTTATCTTTACCCTCGTAATCAAATTTAGTTCCCTTTTCGTCTGCATAGACCGGACCACCAATAACGTATCTTCTTCTTGGTACGAGAGTTTTTGCAAGTTCCTTGTCATCCTCATCCTTTGAGTTTTTCAATTCTTGATATTTTTCCATGAAGGGGCATGGTTCATCAAAAGTAGCCGGAGATATTACTCCTCCCAGATTACCTCCAAGATAGAACTGAACAATTTCTATACCCAATTCCTGGTCATCTCCCGGAGATTTGATTCTCATTCGTAAAGTACCTTCTTTAGGGAATACCAAACCATTGCCGTTTCCCTTAGATTCTAGCTGTTTCTTTCTAGCCAGCATCTTTTCTTTTGTAGAAAGTCCATCTGATGAAACTTTCTTCTTTTTCTTTTTGTCAAGTGCCATATTAATCGTTATTATTTGGTTCTGAGTAAATTATCTCATTCATACTCAACACCGTTAAAGTGTTCTTTTCCAAAAGTTGTTGTAAGCCTGGGGTAAGCTTGTCTGTTTCAAATTCCAGTTCCTTACCGGCATACAAACCATAGGTAACTATTCTACCTATTTGCACCAAATCCCGGTAAGTTCTATACTCTTCGGTAATCTCACCGAGTTTAACTATAACTCCCTTACGAGGAACTCCCTCTTTTACTTGTTCCGGGATAATAAGCCCACCTCTAGTTTGGTTTACTTCTTTTGGTGATAAGATAAGAACTCGGTTTTCAGTTGGACATCCTGGTAATTGATTATCAAACTGAGCTGCTACCATAGCAGAAATGAAAGATAGTGAATAATTCATATTCTTAATTCGTTTTTAAAAGTTAGTAATTACTTATAGTTATTATTGTTGCTTCCTCATGTTGGCATTAATAGTCCTCAAGATATTCTCTCTAGACTCATAAGCTCTACATATTGAAATATACTTGTTAGCCTTTTCTACTGCTTTTAAATACCGTTGATATATTGACTTATACTTGGGAGATATATTAGCCTTATGAGCAACGTAGTCATTATTGAACCTTTCATTAGATTCTTTAATAAATATCCAAGCAGCAGAATAAGCTTCATCCTTTTCTCTTGCTAGAGCATCCCTTTCTTTAATATACTTATCTCTTAATGAGCAAAGTATATAATAACTAGTGGGAGATTCCCTTAACTGAGAATTAATGATATTTTCATTAATGGATAATTCCTTAGCAATATCTATGGTTATGATATTACCTTCGAATTTAACCTTTAGTTTCTTCAGTTCTGTTTTCATGTACTTTCAATAAATTCTTAAAATCCTCTTTTGAATATTTACCTTCTTGAATTGCTTTAGATACCTGAGCAAATGCACAATGGTATGCAGTATCTAAACCAGGCAAGTGAAGAATAGATTCATACTTACCAATTATATCGATTAAAGCTTTGAATCTTAAATCACATAAATTATCTGTTCCTCCTCTATCTACTAAAGTCATAAACAGAGCCCAATAAATATGAGTAGCATCTTCATAAGCTAACCTTGCATCTTCGTCCTTCATTACACCAAATGCCAAATCCTCTAATAGTTTGAGATTTGATTGAAGTTGCTCTATCTGAGACCTAACTCGGTTGAATACCATTTTATCTCTACCGACTAATCTCAAATTACATAGGTCTAATTGACGATTGAGATTTTGAATAGAGAACTCTAAGCAGGCAGATATCATATAGGTTAAAGATGATAGCCTATTTGTATTCATTATTTGTTCTTCAGTTGCCATAGTTTATAATATTTTATTATTTATGTTGTCATAGTATCCTCTTTCTTCACTTCTGTATGTGATTTTGGATTTTCTTTATGATGAAGATACCTATTACAACCTGGGCACTTAACTAATTTACAATCAGCAAAAGTGGATGAATCTACTTCTGAGTAGTCATATTCAAATTCACAATCACAGTATGGGCATTTAGCTCGGTAAATCGTGGGTCCGTTCAAAATCTTTTTCATAAGCCTTCATTTGTTTATTAAATCTCTCTTTAAATTGCTTAATATGGATATGTTTATATTTCTTATGTTCAGCCATATATTCCTCTACTGAGAAATCGGGTTGTAACATCTTATTATAATCATACCCAGGGATAAAGGGTAATTCCTCTGCCATAGTTCTACCAATGGTAAAGTCCATGTCCATATCAACATCATCAACTTGAAATCCGAAATACCTTTTCGTACTTGGGTTACGTAGGATATTCCAGATTGTATATACAGTCCAGGTGTTAATATCTTGAGGTTTAGAATACATATATACAGCATCATGTACTGTACAAGCTTCTTTCATCATGGGTAATTTACCTTGTCTCATTAACCAATAAACAAGGATAGCTCCAAAATTTGTCATATTTGCTGCAGCACCTTGACAGGGGAAGTTAAGACCTAAACGAATTGCATAAGCAACTTCTTGCTTGTCATTTGAATATATTTGTGGGAGTCTTCGTTTAGTACCAAATAACTGTGTGTAATACCCATGCTTACGAAGGAATTTCTCTTGTTTCTCTTTAAACTTCCTAATCTTAGGATGTTGACCAAAGAATACTTCCATTTCCTTTGCTGCTTCTTCTGGTGTAACTATAATACCTGCTTTTGGGTCAGATAATTTAACTGCTAGCAATTTATTACCAATTCCATAAATAAGTCCAAATGCAATCTGTTTAGCTTGCTTCCTTCGTACCTTCCATAATTTATAATCTGGGTGCATTTCATCTTCGTAAGCTTTACTTGCTTCTTCAATCGATACACCATATTTTGCTGCTGCTATACCAAGATGAGGGTCTACTCCCTTAGCAAAAGCTTCCAGGTAAGTTTCATCACCTGATAAGTGAGCCATCATTCTTAACTCTGCCTGAGAATAGTCGAATGCCATATAAAGATAACCTGGAGGAGCTACCAATTGTTTCTTGATATTTGGGTCTACAGAAGTCTTGGGTATTTGTTGCATGTTTGGGTCTGCAGAACTAAACCTATTAGAATCTGTACCATGTATATTATACCTACCGTGTAATCGAGAATCATCTTGTACCTTCTCTGACCAACCTAAGATATAAGTCTTATACATTTTCTCTAAACCTCTTAATTCAAGCATCTTATCAAGAAATATTGCTTTTGGAGATTCAGGGTCTTTTACAGTTAACCTTAATTCGGTTAATGTATCTTCATCTGTACTTGGCTTACCAGATTCATTATCTTTAATTACAGGGAATTTGAATCCAATATCTGAATACATTAGTTGAGGTAAATCAACTGGGCTACCAAGATTAACTGGTCTTATAAGTTCCTGTTCTTTCTTAGTAGTAAATACCCCTGCACGTATATTAGTTATCTTTTGTTGCCGAGAATCAATCTTACGTTTATCTTTTGGATCATTATAATCTAACTCCTCGAGTTCAGCTTCTATTGATTGAATATATTTCTCAATCTTACCCTGATTGTATTTCTTAGTGAACTTCTTTACTCTTGGTAAATTATAGATAGCTTCCCTTGCAGCATCAATTTTGGGTTTGTATTCTTCAAGGAGTTTTTGATTAAATTTGGTATCAAGGTATAAACCCTCTTTCTCTACCGAGGTTAATACCCGGGAATTACACATAAATAAATTACGGAATACCGAATACATACCTAAGTCAATTAACTTTTTCTCAAAGAATATCATTAACCTAAGAGTATAATCTGTATCTTGACATCCATAATGACAAAGTGGGTCTAATTCTTTTTTATCCCAAGGTATCTTATCGAATTTATCTTGCTTCTCATAATCTCCATGTTCTGGTAGATATCTTCTAACCATTGATTTTAGGTCATGTGGTTTTTCCTCATTGAGAACATATTTTGCAAGCATTCCATCAAGGCAAGTACCTCTATAATAGATGTGATACTTTTGATTAATCTGGTCATCAAATTTCCAGTTCCATGCAACCTTGGTTATTTCGTAATTCTCGATTACCTCTTCTCCAAATTTCCTTAGCATCTTCTTCCAATTCCACCCTGGAGATGTATAATCTTTTGTTTCAAAGTGGTCTAATGGAATAGAAGCACCAAATCCGGGCATCCAAGATACTGAGAGTATAGTTGGTTTGAAACCCCTATTATATATGGGTTCTGCATTTGTTTCGTAGTCACAGCAAGCATAACCAGTAGCTTTACAACAGGCAATGAGTTTCTTTAACTCCCTTTTGTTTCTTATTATGTGATATCTTGTTTCCATTATCTAATTCCTTTCAATACCTGATGAATAAAGTACCTAGAATATCCATACTTAAGAGATATTTTCTTTATACTAAGACCCTTTTCTTTATGGTCTATCATTATTAGATTCCTTTCTTTATCAGAAAAAGTATGTATATAATTAGAACCCCTAAAACCTAACTCATAGTTATGTTTCAAATTTTCTGACCTTGGAACCGCTCTTAGATTAGATACTCGATTATCAGTTTTTATACCATTTATATGGTCAATATCATACCCATTTGGTATATTACCAATCCAAGCTTCATATACTAACCTATGTATATAAAACCTCTTTCTAAACAAAGTACATTGTAAATACCCATTAGAAGTTAATGATACCAACCTCTTTCTCCAAGTATTAGAAATCACAGTAGTAGTACCTTTCCTACCATGGCCTTTCCCTTTAACTCCTACCCTTTTAAGAGAAGTAAAAAGGGTACCCCTTTTAGATATATAATATCCAGGGTACCCTTTTATATTTGAATACTTAGTATTCATCTTTCAAATCCTCTAAATTACAAGATAAGAAATGCCAATCTTTTTTGTATATATGCAATGAATCTATGGTATGATATAGATAACCAGGCTTTACACCTACTTCTTGAGCTACGTATTCCATTAATCTCCAAGCTAAATAAATATCATTACCGAAATGTTGGGCAAAGTCCGAACTTCTTTGATGATAGCAAATATGTAATACCTTCTCTCCTTTACCGTTTTGACGGATAAGGAAATCGTAATACATAGAGCAAGGAATACGTCGACTTCCATCAAGGAAACATAAATCTGAACCATGAAATATTGGGAGTACTGCTTTACGAGTATCATTATCCCTTTTAAGAAGATTAATTACTTCTTCTAAAGCTAACTTACCAGTATCACTTAAATCATTCCAAATCCTTTCTGGATAAGTATAATCAAACTTTTTACCATTTGGACCCTCAACTAAGAATTGTTCCCATAAGTCTTTCCTTAACTCCCAAGCTGTACCGGGATTTAAACTATACCAACAAAGCCTTTCTCCTAACTCTGCATCTGCCCATTCTCTTGAATGTGAAAATACAAATAACCATACTGGGTCTCCGAGTGAAGTCAAGCAATATTGTTGGCAAATGAGTTCCTTTGTTTCAAATTCCTCTTTACCTTCAATGACTTTATTCTGATAGGTCTTTGGTTTTACAGTTTGACCATAACTGTTGAGTTCTCTGCCAAGTTCTGACATTAACTCAAAAGAATTACTGTAGATTCTCATTCTTCTGTTTCTTTAAAAGTTTCTTCTTATATGCTTTACGTTGAGAATAGGATATCACATTTTCTGGATATTCTATATCTTCATATTCTAATAGCAAGTCCTTTGCTAACAAAGCTTGGTATTCGTATAAGTCCGGACGAAGTACTTTAAAACTCCTGAAGAATACCTTAAATGAAGACCATTCTTTCTCTGTACCCTTTTGGATTTTCTTATAAACCTCTTTAACTCTTTTAGTCCAAGGATTATCTATACCCTTGATTACTTTCTTTAAAGGTTTATAAGCTGAGTACATTAAGAGTGTCTCTACATTCCCATACATTTGAGTCGCAAATAGGTTGATTTGTACTGACTGGTCCAGCCCATACACATATTCGGCCATCCGTTGAATTAATAGGAAGTCGAATATTAACCTCTTTGTAATCTCTGATGCTCTGATTACCATTGTAATAACTGGGATGTCCTCTTGAAATCTCTTCGAAAAAGTTGCAGCAATTAAACATTGTTTACCGTTATCATGATGATTATTAAACATATATGTAACATTGTAATTCTGATTATACTTGTTCTTCAGGATTCTTAATTTGCTACGTAAGAGGTCTAACTTATTAAAATCAATATAATTATTCAATAAGCTCGTCCACTTAGTTTCTTTGTAATTAAAACACCTGCCATAATCAAAATCTGGGTCTACCCATGCTTTACGTATTTTTATAAACACATTGTATGCTACTGCAACTCCACTGTTTGCAGTAGCACCTTTATCAAAAAGAACGGGGTCTAATCTTAAGAAAGCCTCATTCAATTTCTCCCATGCATCTTGTGAAGTAGCAAACTCCAAAGAGTGGAGGGTCTCCTCCGTATTCGATTGAAGACCCTCTAATTTTCTATTCCATCCACTCATTAGTAATTTGTTTTTTGTCTCCAGAGGTTAAGTCTTTGTTTCTTAAAGAATAACCTGTAGATTGATTCATCTGAAAATCCTTGTAATCCCAAGAATCCCATATATAGGTAGAAAGCTTTTACCAAAGAATACTGAAAGTCTAATTCCTTAGTCATTACTTGGGTTTGTTTCCATGGTCTACACTTAAGAAGATTCCTTGCAATATTCAATTCATATACTACATTGAATAATAATACCTTCTCTTCTTCGTGAGATGCTTCACTTAAAGTATTAAACCCGGGAGTATAATCTTTTACTGATTCATGGTCTTCATCAATCATATTAAACCGATTAACTAAACCAATACTACCTTCGGTAACCATGGCTATACCCAGTGTAATTACGTCCTTCAATTCCTTTACTTTGAAGTCAGAGTAATCTACTACGTAAGACGTCCCCCAGGAGAAGATATCTTCTGGTAGTATATTTACAAAGTGGAACAAAGTGAATAGGAATCCCAGAGCATCTCCCTGTTCTTCATTGGCATTCTGCAAATGGTTGAGTACCTGAGTATATTCATCCTCTGTTAACTGGTCAATATTCCATCCCCACTTGTGGCATATCTTTACTACCTCAGAGGTAGATTCATAACCCTCCATTAGTTCTTCGATAACCCTGGCAATAAAATCCTTAAGAACTACTTGATTTTGGTGATTATTAATATCAACCGGATAATCGGGTAGCTTTTCTATTTGCCGGTAGCCGTCTAATTGTTCTAACGAAAGAGAATACATTGCTTGTAAATACGTACCTACTTCTAAAGTAGGTACTGTTTCCTTAATATTACGTATATCCATTACTTACTTCCTGTTGAATTAAATCCACCTTCACCTCTTGTTCCCCACATTTGAGATTCAGAATAAAATTCTTCTGATTGAATCTCCTCGGATTCTGTGAGATAGATTGGTACATGAATAAATTGGGTTGCTTTCTCATCCACCTTTAGAGTCTGTATTACTCGACTGAGATTGATTATACCAATATGAATCTCTCCTACATAAGGAGAATCTACAATCTCTGCAGTATACAGAAGACCTTTTTTAGAAGCAAGCCCAGACTTATTAGCTGCCATGAGCATAGACTCTTGAGGTTCAATAAGTGGTTTGATACCAGATGGAATAAGGATTCTCCCTCCCGGATAGATTTGAATGTCAGTTACGAAGTTGGTAGTTGTATTTACTCCCAATACAAAATCTGGAGTAAAATAATTTGGAGACTGGTTTGCCTCGATTTGAATCAATTGTTGAGGGTCCAAGTTTCTTGGGATATAGAAATCCAAACCTGCATCACCTGCATTACCTCTTGATGGAGTCTTTACGTCTCTTACTTTAATAAATCTGAATCTGTTCATAATATATTACATTGTTTTAAAAGTTGTCCAAAGGTTAATCCCCGTTGAGGAGTTACTCCGAGTGAATGACAGAACCTTTCTACGTCATATTCACCCTGCATAAACAAATCAGCAAGAACATCATCTTGCCGTACATAATAATTTGGGTTGTTAAGATATAACTTAAACATTGCCCATATCATTCTTAACTTATTGACCTTTCCCATTGCATTCTCTATAAAGTTCTCTAATACGTTTCTTAGGTACTTCGAATTTCTCAACTGTCTTTGAGATAATTTCTTTTCTGTCTTTCCCTTTCCGAATCAAGCCTCGGATGTATTTCTTGATACCAACCGTGTCTTCTAATACATCCAAATCTTTGTATTGATTCTTCTGTTCTAATTCTTTTCTTGTAATGTTCAAGTTCTGGGACATCTTGAACGCACATAGTTCTGAGTCTCCGCATAATTTACACTCTTTAGTGGATAAATCATACCCAATACCAAAGCATGGGTCTCCATTACTTCCCAACTGAGAGATATCTAAGGGAGTAAGGATATCCTGCTTGGTTAAGTCGGGAAGCATTTGTTTTTTCTTTGCCATAATTAATAATCATCTATTTTTTTTTCGGTTAGTCTTATGACTGAATTTCCAACCTTCAATTCCGACTCATACAGTGGTAAGTAGGAATGTCCAATTGCATTAATAAATAGTTTCCTGATATCACCCAAGTGTTGTGAGTAACGCGAATCAGTATAAGTTAGTACTCTAACCTGTAGTCCTGAACAGAAAGATAAATCGAAATATACCTTATATTCATTAGCCATTACCTGGATTGATTGTATATCTGATATCCATACCAGGGTAGTACAGTTAAAAACATGGAGAGGAGTTTGTTCCTCTCCGATTATCTTATCAATGAATTTCTTATATAACTTAGTAATCATAACTCTTAAGTGTTACATTTTGATATTTACAATGAGGACAAGTCCAATCCTTAGTATGCCAAGGACCTCTTAAATCCTTTATATCGCTCTCCTTGAATTTCTTCTTGCAATGATGGCATTTGTATTTGTATTCATTACAATCATACTGAGATGAATAGAGATAAAGTATTCCGATAATCACTCCCAGTACTGTAAGTATTAATAAGTATTCCATATCTTTTATTCTTATGATTAATGCCCTATGTCCATCTATTAGATTAATTACTTCCTCCTACCGGAAAAAGTAATTATCCATAGTACTTAATAGAACAGATTAAGTAAGGTATTCTCATAAAGAATGAATAGGATGATTCTTCCATATCTTCTCTAACAGAATAACTTTCAATTCTTGTTTTTGATAATACTGCTTCCTATGTTTACCATGCCTATTAAGATAAGGACCTGGATAATGTAAGTCATCAAGGTAAACCTTTTTCTTTGAGGAATCAGTTCTAACCAAACGACCAAGGAACTGAATAGATTTTTCTTGGCTATCCATACTGGCAGCATTAAGTAAATACCTAAGCTTAGGAAAGTTTTTACCTCGAGCAATGATTGTAGTTGAAACCAAGATATCAATCTTACCTTCCCTAAAATCCTTCATTATTTGTTGTCTTATCTTTGAAGGAGTATCTACATGCACACAGGCAATATTATATTTGCTTCCTAGTTTCTTTTTAAAGTATTTGCATAAATTCTCACAGTGTGCAATAAATTTACATACTACGAGTGCAGGATATCTATCTTGTTTAAGATTCCATTTAAGTCGAGAATAAACCATTCTCTTTGCATACTTATTGAAGGTAATAGAATCATCATATACTTCCTTATAGGATACTTCTTCTGATTCCCAATTACCATACCAGGGTTTACTTGGTACCATCTTTACAATTGTACGAGTTGAATAACCTTTTTTAATAGAGTCCTTAAGTTTAAACTCTGCAAGTACTTTACCAAAGAATACTTCAAGATTCATATTCTTTACTTTATCCTTGGCAAGCTTACTCATATAAATGGTACCAGATAACCCTATACGAACTCTGGTATTAAATAAACGAGTAAGTACATTTTGATATTGCTTACTACCTGCTTGGTCAGCCTCATCTACCAAAACCATATCTACCTTAGATAGTTCATTCTGATAGAATCTCATGTTACGAGAAATAGATTGAACCATACCAATGGTAAAATTGCTCCAGTTTAATACTTTACCTTGAACAAATGTAATCTGTTCTCCTGGTAGGTATTTCTTAAATTCATCTCTAGCTTGATTCAACCAGTCAGAGTCATTAGTTATTAGCAAAGTCTTTAACTCCTTCTTATAGGATAGATAAAGAGACGACATGATAAGAGTTTTACCTGCATTAACGGTGTAATCTAAAACACCAATCTGAAAAGGTACCTTACCTACTTTGTTATTGATTACCGCTTTAACGGCTTTCTCTTGTTCTGGTCTTAGTTTATATTCTCCTATTTTCGTAACAACTCCATTGACTTTAGGTAATGGTTGTCGCATATCTACAACTTTAGGTTTAATTCCATACTCAATACACTTTTCATATACTGCAGGAAGTAAACCTATCTTAAATTCACCATGCTTATTAATATAATGAATCTTGCCGTCCCAGTTCTGCATACCTCTTTGCCTTGTACGTAAGTAGAAAGCATTTGGATGACGAATGGCAAACTCTGCATAGAGTTTCTGTGCGAACTTAAGAGGTAAGTCTAAACTACATACATTACCGTTTTCAATCAATATTTTCATCTCGATAAGATTTTCTATTAATTACTCTGCCTATCGTACCTGATGATACTCCAAACATTCTACCTATATCTTTATAATATAATCCCTTAGATTTTAACCTAAATATCTTAGCCAAATCAGACTTAGATAATTTTGACCTAGAAGCTTTACAAGAGGAACCTCTTAATTTACCATTATTTCTAGCATCCCTCATGTTTTCCTTGATGAGTTTAATGTGATGTTCTTCATCGGCAATTAACTTATTCAACAAATACATCACATCATCATAATCAGCCCGTTCACTATATAAGGCTAGACTATTCATAATTTTCTTATAATTGCCAATGGTCTCTATCTCAGAGTTCCAGGCAATCTTCAAAGCACTTTCAGGAGAAAAACCTATTTCCACTTTAGGATAGATATCCATAACAGAATCCTGTTCATGAGGGTCTGCTTTCTGTAAGAAATCCGATAACTTGTCGTAATGTCTCATTTCTACCAAACCAATACCAAGCATTAACTCTGCAATGGGTTCAAACCTTGACGACTGTTGAGTATACATAAGGATAGCACTAATCTCAGAGAAAGGTTTATCCTTTAGTGCATCCTTGAACATATTAACAATATCCTCTGGCCAAGGTTCAATGTCCTTGAAATCAGGATAATCTACTGACTGGTCCGAATACTTGAGGACATCAATAAAAGCATTAGCTGCATCCTCTACTCTGTTACCTAAAAATTTTAAAGCTTTCATAACGTTATGTTTTAATTATTAATCTTATCCCAGAGAGAGCCCTCAACTTGAGGTTCCTCTAAGGATTTTTTATTCTTATTTTTATATAAATACTTATTATACCTTTCTACTGCTTTATCAGTATATAATTGAGCAATATCTGGTAGACCATTACACCATGCTAGAGATTCAAACTGAGCATCTATGAAATCCTTATAATCCCAACCTTCTTCCTCTAAGAATGCTGCTACATAAGCAAAGTGAACATACTTTTCAGGATTCTTTTCATATGATTCATATATACCAGTTGCTTTAGCAATCTTACTTACAAAGTAATCATGTACCTTAGCAGTGAGTTCTAAATCTGCTGACTGTAATTTAATCTCAGCTTCTGTTTGATTAGTAATGTTATCCTGCATGGATATTAACCTTTGCATAACATTACGATAATCTGTCATCCTCTTTAAACCAGTCTCAATGTATTTAATAAATCCTTCCCGAGTATCAAATTTAAAATCCTCACAAAAGGTATTACATATCTCAGCAAGCTTTTTACATAAAGCCCATTCCCTTGTATTACTTTCGTTTATTTTACGAACTCCTCTATGCTTAAGCTTTATACGAGTAGCATATAATATATCGGCAACAAGGGAAGCATTACCCTTAGATGCTAGTAATATATTAGTTACTTTCTTAGTTGTCCCTTTATTAGAAACAACCACTGCTCTAGTATTTATTGCCTCTTTTCGTGCAATAACAAAAAAAGCCTCAACTGGGAAGTTATCTACCTCTAAGGTATTTAATATTTCCTCAAATTGAGACTTAGTAATGTGAATACTGGGTTCTCTCATTTTACTCTATTACAAACTAAAACACCATTAATACAACCCTCGTTATTATCCATTGGGCATTTCTTCCCATAAAGGTTTTTAGTGGGAGAACCAAATGATACATAATATGAACCTCTATTGGTACCTACATACCAAGTAACATTTTCGGGTAAGTTTAAAGTATAATCCCTAACTTTACCATCAACCATCTCACATCTGAAAACCATATTCTTCCTTGGTTGGGGTTTTTCAAACCAACTTACAACTGGGAAGAAATATCCCATAATTAAAAGAGCAGCCAAAACTATTGAAGTCTTAACTACATAATCGATTATCTTCATCATATCATTAATATTTTAAGTTATATAATATAATAGGTAATCCTTACTCCAAAGAGTTTCGGATTTGAATTAAATCTTGATAACTTTGATACCTTGTTTGATATACTAACCTAAGAGTTTCCTTTCTCCCTAAATCGTTTACATCTTTTCCTTCTGGTAAAAACACCACCTTGACTTTTTTATAGGCAACAAGTTTGAGCGCAAGATTGATTGCGTATTTCTTGGCGTCTGGGTCCAGCAATATAATAAATCTTTCGCATGAGGATTTAAGTAATTCATTGACTTGATATCCAGATATAGCTTTACCCATTGTGGCAATTCCTCTATCTCCAATAGTAAGGGCATTGAGTGCACCTTCACAGATGTATACCGACCTATACATCTCCAACGCATCATAATTAAATATGATAAATTCTTTGCCAACTCCTGTGATATCTTTGTTAGGGTTGTTATACCGAGGACCTTGCCCGATAACATTTCTCGCGTTATAATATCTAAGTTGTCCTCTGTAATAAAAGGGTATAATGAGGTACCCAAAGTAAGCCCCCTTTGTCGCATAGCCAATTCCATGCTTAGACAACTCAGAGATGACAAAGCCCCGGCTCTTGACATATCCTCTAATGCTTTTTGCAACTTGTGACTGGCCAAGGTTAAGGATTCTGAATCCTTCGGGTAGATACAAAGGCTTAGCTTCTGCAAGTTCAACCTTTTCTTCGTGAAATTCAAGCTCATCAAATTTTCCACTGTTTAAGAAATTAATTAGTTCATGGTATGTATCGAATCCTTCTATATCCATAACCAATTGAGAAGGATTCGGATGTTCATTACATCTAAAGCAATTGGTTCTATACATTGATAAGTTAACTCCCATTTTTAATTCCCTATGACAATAGGGGCATACTGGGAGTTTCATCCAGCCTCTTCGATATTCAAAAGCACCTAACCTCTTAATAAAATAAGTCTTAAGTCTAGACTTAAACTGATTTGTTATTTTCATGGTTTCTAATTGCTTTACGAATTACTTTTCGTATTCTCTTTAAATCCTCAACATCTAGATTACTAATGGAAGTCGTTTGCCATCCATTATGAGATATTTCCAAAGCTAATCCATCAGTCCATCTGTCTTTTACTACTTCTACTTTTTTAGTTCTCATTTTCTTCTTAATTTAGTATCTGGGTATAAATACCTATGTACATGAGTTATATGGTATTTTTCTGATAGTTGGCGTAAAGAATAACCCGATTGATAATCCTCGTTTAATTCCCTGATTTGAGATTTGCTTATGGGTATTTTCCCTTGAGGTCTTAATCTTTTATCTTTTATACACTGTTGTATATTTTCTTCTTGGGTACCCCAATACAGATTTTTATAATGATTGTTAGTAGGATTATTATCTATATGGCACACAAAGGGTTTACCATCAGGATTTGGAATCCAAGTTAAAGCTACTAATCTAGAAGCCTGAACCCTGATTCTCTTATCACATCTTCTTAAAATATGATAAGTTCTATTCCTACTGATAGTACCTTTCATAAACATCCACAGACCTCTTTTAGGATAATACTTATATAGCCTACCCCTTTTAGAAATATGATATCCTGGCCAACCCTTTATATTGTGGGATAATTTTCTATTATATATCACCTGATTTCTTCTCATACTTCTCTTTATTTGCTGAAGGATTGCCCTTCTGTTCGTTCATAATCTTGTCTAAATTTTTAGCATATATCTCATCATAATTCTTTCTTTGTTCTTTAGTAAACTCTGTACATCTTTGCCTTTCTACATCACACCTAAATAAGGCTCTACCAGAAGGAAGACCATCCCTTTGTACTACAATCTCTGAACGAAGGATATTATCTTTCTCTTCTTGCTCTGTACTGTTAAGACCCATAATGAATTGAGCATTACGTACAATGGCAATAGAACCAGATATATCGTTCTCATCATATTTAGTTGCTTGGTGTTTCTTACCTTCACGAGTAATATGATGAGCAGTCCATACAACATCTAAATGCAAATCCTCAGCAAGGTTCTGTAAGTCAATATATACGTTTGAGATTCTATCGAAATCCTCTTTATCCTTTGCAATAGAAGCAAGCTTCCCTGCATAGTCAACCATTAGTACCTTAATATCAATTCCCTGACTCCTAAGAGTAAGTATCTTCTCCCTTATATAATTGCAGTCAGTAATTAATGCAGGTACTCTTTCAACGATTAATTCAACTCCAAACCTTGCAAGTTTTCTTAAATGCTTAGCCTCGAGTTTATCATAATCTCCAGTATATAATTCCTTCTTAGTTTTATTGATACTGGATTGAATGAAACGGTCCATGATTTGTTCTTGACCATTTTCTGTATCCACATAATAAACTGACTTCTTCATTCTAAGGTAACCTCTTGCAAGGTTAACCATGAAGAATGTTTTCTTTGCTTTAGGTTTATCCAAGATTACATTGATTGATGCACCTGGGAATCCTCCCGCATTGGTTAAATCGTTTAGTTGCCTAAATGGGCATGGTACTACTGAGGGTTCTGCCTGCCTTTTAAATTGACGTTCAGTAACATCTCGAATCATGAATAAAGGTTCATCCTCCTGTTTAGGTCTACTTCTTTGTAAAACCTTCTCTACCTTTCTAGAATATTCTTCGTACTGTTCGAAGTTATCTAAGTCGAATGAATCATTTAAGTTCTTCATTTCAACATAAGTAGAGAACTGATAGATTTTCTCTTTAATATATTCTGAATCAGATAATTGAATTGAATAAAGATTTTTGATAACCTTCTCGATGTTTGGGATATCATCCTTAGTAACCAGGTCAACATAGTTTTTAGATTCTAGCATTTCTCTGAGTACTTGTTTAAGGACATTCTGTGAGGGTATCTTTCTTTGCTTCTTGAAGTATTTAAGTATACCCTCACAAATTAAGGAATGTTCGATAAGTACTAAGTAGCTTGGTTTTATTCTGCTTAGTACTAAACCTCCTTCCTTATCTTGAATAATGAACCTGAGAATCTCTAACTGAAAGTCAGGTGCAAAACTAAATTTAATTTTATTCTTTTTCATACATTATTATATTGCAATATTATATACTAATAGATTTTGATAGTCCTCATGTAGTTCTGAACTCATGTCCACAATATCTAGTCTTCTTATCCTCAGCCGTTCGGTGAAATTTTTTGATATTCTTATATTATATAAAATATATTTATTATATTTGCATAACGAAATACTTAAAGAATATGAGGAAATGTAATGGAAACAATGGTTCAGAGCTTCATAGATTAAAACCCATGCAGGATTATGATGAAGCAATGTTTAATCGGTTATACAAAGTTTGTAAGCCAGTTATTCGGAACCTTACCAAACAGATTGATTACAAAAGGTTTAACCTTACGCCAGATATAATATCTTCTTATTTCTGGGATAAAATGTTATTTGTTTTTAATAAGTACTACGGTACTTGTAGTGAAGAACATCTTAAAGCAAGAATCCTTTCTTCTCTTGCTACATTTAAGAATAAGCTTCTTCGATTTGCCTATGGAGAGATTGCAGAATACAATCAGAACCTATTTAAACTTGAAGACTTATTTGATAATGATAAAGAGTTAGAAGATGACGATGAAGAGGTTAAGGCTAAGGAAGAAATGCTTGAATTATTATATAAGTATATGAAAGAGAAATTATCTCCAGATGCTTATATGGTATTTGAAGTATTACTTACTCCACCTCCTTATATTAAAGAACGAATTAAAGATGGAGAAAGAATCACCAATATAATGCTGGTTGAGTTCTTTGATATGCCTAGAACTAAGAAGTCGGTTAAATACATAGGAGAACTCAAACAAGATATCTTATATTGGGAAGAGAAAGCTAAAGAAGAACTTCACTACTAAACACAAAAGAAAAGGGGCGTTTCCCAACGTCCCTCTCCTATAATCCATAAATTAAAAGTTCTTTGTCAACAATATAAGTAGTTAAGACATAATATTATAGTTTTATAATGTATGCCAGTACGTAGTAAGGTGGCCTATTTTCGTGAGGTTGACCTCCACCTGCAGCCCTGGTATCATGGTCCCATAGGCATACATAAGAATTATCTCTATCAGTTTTATTACTACCAGAAAGGTTATTACCAATCCATTGAGTACCATTAGCTCCCACCAAATCTGAATGAGCCTCGATAAAGTAAGCATCTGCGAAATTGTGAACGTGAGATGGAATCTCTTGAGTTGAAAGAGTTACTTTTTCTTGGCCACCCGTATTACCAATCAAATTGTAATCCTCATTACCTGATGACCAGCCAACAATAAACTTACCCGATAAGTCTGGTGTCTGTAAGTCTTCTACAATCTGACCATTACATAAAGCCCAACCTTCTGGTACAGAAACTCCATTCCACATGGCAATTAGTCCTCTTGGTATATTAGCTCCTGCCATACCACCAAGCTTTTCATCAATATAAGCCTTGATATCAAAGTTTGGGAATCCTTGCAATAGTCGTAAGAGAGTTTCTATATTGGCTTGTTGCATTCCATGGATAGCAGTATTATATTCTACTGGTTGGGGAAACTTTCCTGCATAAGGAACAATAGAATATTTCTCTACTGAGTTATCCATTGAATTAGTACCTTGCCCATATATACCAATTAATACCATTGAGGATTTGTCTACCAAACCTTGAGATACTGAAGCCATAGCTCTATTCACTAGAGACTCATATGATAATTCATTATCTTCTAATACATTTGTTTTTGACAGGTTTCTAGAATCCTTGGGTGTTGGGTATAATGGGTCTACTGATTTCTTGTACAGAGAATAGAACGAATTAGATTCATTCCAGAAAGCTCTGAACTGTATTGGGTTCTGTACAGGCTCTTCCAAAGGTGTATGGTAAGCAAATACAATCACATCCTCATTAGAACCCTTTGAGCCTTCAATATTAGGTATACTAATATTAGCACTATCAGAAATATAGATTGTACCATCCCTTGCTATACAACCAAAATTTGTATCTGGTCCTTCACCAGAATCTGCAGCTTTAGTCATATACCTTGAAAGGATTCTATCCTTTATTGCTTGATATGCAGGAGAAGTAGGTTCTCCATTAGGCAAGAGAGTGATTGTATTATTTACAATCGTTGCAGAACCAAATCCACAAAATGGGCCAATGCCTACTGGTGCAGCTATAGCTTCAGCTGCATCCTTAGACTTTATTATACCTTCATAATCAAAATAGGTTTTCATAATGTATCTTCGTTATTGTTATTACTCTTATATTCTTTCGATTGGTTTTTCATATCTTGGAAAGCCTCTCCTACAGCCTTGAACCTGAAGGTTATCAATTTCCAAAAGATAGACCAGATACTGTACTTCTTTTCTACACCATGTAAAGTACAGATATGATTATAAATACTATCTATTTCAAAACAGTAACATAATACCATTACCGTTATAGATACTGTTATTGGATTTAATCCGTAAGGTTCTCCGATGGCTTTACCTATTACGGCACCCAGTAAGATGTAACACAGGTAATCAATGATTTTATTAAGAGTTCTTCTCCCGGCTCTAGATTTTCTTATTTCAATCTTCTTTGCCCTACTTGCAGATATCCCAAACCAAAAATCTGTAAGTATTAGTACAAAGGCTAATAAAATCATCCACCTCAAATCAAAGATAATGGCATAACATTCAGAAGTGAATCCAATGATACCAGTTTTAAATAATGTGTTAAAAGAGTTGCTTTCCATTTTGTTTATTCTATTTTAAGTGACCATTCTGTTCCTTCCGGAACTAATATATTAATACCTTGTTCCGAAATATCATTGGATTCCCAAGTAAGTTCTGTCTTATCAACTACATCCAACAGGTTTACTATGAATACTGCTTTAACTGCAGGATTAGCTTTCACATAGAAAGTATGTTTACCTGGTAAATTAGTAAAGAATTGATAAGGGCTTGGATGAACCACATCCGGAGCTGTCTCATATACAATATCTGAAACTTCTCCAGTATCTGAAGTACAGGTTACGATAGTAGATACTTCTTGTACATCTTTGCTTAGTTCTGCACTTACTGGATTACAAGTTAAAATATACTTAGGTATAACATCCTTAATCGTAAGGCTTACTACTGAACCTTGATAATAAAACTCATAATTACCTGCTTTATCGAAAGTGATAAGAGTGTTCGAATTGTATTTCTCAGATGAACCCTCTAAGCCAATCTCAGTTATCATATTACCACCATCTCCCCAACGTAGGTAGAATTGGCAATTCTTGGATTTGGTTAATTGATAGCCTGCCTTGATATACTTTCCTGCATCTGCTTCAGCTTCAGAGTAAGGTTCTAATTCATACCAATTCTCATCCTCTTCATTCAAAGGTTCTAACCACAAGTAGGATTGAGGAGTAGGTATATAAGCAAGTACTTCTACTTCTACAGACTTACTAGCATTACCCACCGATTCAAATTTATAACTTCCAGCTTCATTAAATTGGTATTCTGTACTTCTACCATAGTAGAAATCAGGACCAACTACATAGCGATTAGTTAATTCTAAAGTACCAAGTTTTAACCAAGTACCTTGGGTATTCTTTTTGTAAATGGTCACCTCGGTATCAAAATAACTACCTAAGTTTGCACTTTCGAAAGTAGAATAATAAATACCCGATGTAACCCAAAGATTAACTGATGCAGAACCTTGAGCATTTAGGTTTAATCGTTTGTTTGATACGCCTATATCGTAGTTAATCGTATAACCTAATCTGTAAGCTACTACTGTACCATAATTACTAGCATTACCTGAGTCATCTTTAGTACATCTAAATTGGAATGTACCAGTAGTAGTTGGTGCCCATCTTTGACCATTACGAACTAAAATACCGGGGTCTGAAATACATACGGCAATAAGTTGACTTGTATCTTCGTTAGGATCTGAAGAACGAATAGTTATCAAAGACTTTTCACCGTTGGTAAGATTTATATTCCGAGGTTCACAGAATACCGTATAGTTAGTAGCAATTGCCGTTACCTTTAGAGTAACCTTCTTTGCAGGAAAGTCTGCAATAACCCATTCGTAAGTACCTGCAGAAGTTATTTCCCAAACAGAACCAGAATCTTTAGTTTCATAGGTATTAAGTAACTGTACGGATACAGGTTTAATATTTCCCTGATAATTCATATTTGCAGTTACCCTTACTTTGATTACTGGATTAGTACCTGTAATTACTAAATTATCTGGGTCTGTTCCTCCTTCTACCAAGTCGGCATATATGTGATAAGATTTAGTGTAATATTCTAAACCTATATCTACATAGGTAGTTACTGAAGTATCTCCTACACTTCGAAAGTAATATCTTTGGTCACCCTTTCTTGCATAGAAAATAGAACCGCTTTCATATTTCTTTGAGCTCCACTTATTCTCAGAGGGGTCATATCCAGTTACCTGATATCTTAAATCGGCATCATCGTAATCAGAAGTAACGGTTACTCTAATGGGTACTTCTGTTATATGTCCTGTTACAATCTTTGCAGGACTGATAAGAGGTTCAGCTACAATTTTATAATTGTAAGCCAAATCAAATCCATAAGCAATCTTCCCAGATACATTGTATGGTAAGAATCTATCGAATAACTTATCAATTGATTGTTTGAAAGCTTTGAACTCTGGAGTGGGGGAAGTAAACCCATGACCGCTTATAGAAATACCTACCTCTATACATTGAGCACAACCATAAATCTTATCATAGTTGTATTTGTCGTACTGAGAATAATCGGTATCATATAAGGGGTCTACCTTTTCCCATTTATCCATCTCTCCATCGGTTGGGTCTGTAATTGTACAGGTTAGCCCATACATATTAAAAAGAATTTCGAAGAATTTTCTTGAGCCACGAATCTTAAGTAACGAGATTGAATACTTTAAGATAGTTCGAATCTGTTCATCACTTAAGTTGGGAACTCCCTTGTGTTCTCCGGTTCTAGCAAATGGTAATGCTCCCAAGAACTCCCAGAGGTAATTTAAATACCTCTGCTGAGTTTTATCGATATCGATTATATCTAGAATATTATCAATATCTTTAGTTATATCTTCTTGGAAATAGTTACCACAAATTTCTAGAAATCTTTCTAATATGCCCTTACCGTCGACTTTATAAGTATCTTGCTCTTTAAATTCGAAAGGTAAGAAATCAATTAGGTTTTTAAGATTTGTCATACGATTTCATTTACTTTAAGTGTTAACTGACTTGAGTCTTCGAATACCGGAATATTATAACCTGGGTCTGTATAATCCTTGTTGGGTTCTGCAATGGTTATGGTATATCTAAATCCGGATTGATAACCATTATTCTGGATATCCAAGGCAAATACAAATCCATTTATAGTATCTCTAATCTGTGTAGTCTTACCCACTTGGCCATCATAAGAAAAGCCTCCCTTAACTGAACGTACTGTAAACTGAGTACCTGAAGAGAAAGAGATAAAGTAAGACATACTACCATTAGCCTCATCTAATTGGAATTGACCAAGGATTAATTCCTTGTTACCATATACGGTAGTAGGCCATGGTTTAGTATAGAACTTCTTCAAGTGTAAGTAATCTACTGATTCAAGGTTATCTATAAGTGCATAGATATCAGAGATTCTTACGCTGCCACCAATGTCTGAGTTCTCCGGAGAATAAGCATTAAATAATGCACTAAGAATCTGTGATTGTATTTCTGAAGTTTTATAAGACTTCTTCCCAGTAACTTCTACATCCAAGATAATATTTACTTTACCTGCAGACTTAACGGTTAACCAAGTAGTAAGTGGTGAGTTCTGATGTAATACATCATATACTTTTTGAATAAGGTTAGAGTCAGCAGTAGCACCATTATCAGGAGATATATAAACGATTAGTTTTCTACCACATTCGTATTCTGCCTTTGCCTTACTAACCCCATCAACCAGTTTAGCTAAGTCTATGAAGTCCTGTTTGGTAATAGCTACTCCCATAGTCTTTACACTCAAAGGTATGTGTTCCTTGAGCATACTAAAATTCTCATAGGATGAACCTCCACCTGCAGCATAAGTATTAGATACAGTAGCATCTGTTACTGATGAAGATATAACTGAAGGTACAGAAGTAATCATACCAGATTTTACATTACCATTGATACCAGTAGTAAGGTAGAACTTAACCTCAGATATCTTGGCATTAGCTGCAGGCTTCTGTCCATATTTACCATCACCAAATAAGATATATGGATTTAAAGCTTCATCCATAGTAACCATGAAATGTTTATCGGTGGGTTTTGAATAAGCAAAGGTATTCACCAATACCCAAGATTCTCCACCAATCTTCATACTCATAGTTCCATGTTCGTAGTACTTACCATTAGGTAATGTACCTAAGGTAATAGTTACCCTTTCATCTGAAGGTATAACCATTCCATTTATCTGGCTTTCGGTATATAATTCATGTTGTACAACTGGAACTTTACAAGTAGTTACATTAGCATACCAAGTTACATCCCTAGAAGATAACCATTTGTTACCATTAGAATCTGTAAATAAAGTTCCAGAAGGTATAGTTAATTTAGCACCAATAGAATCTCCAGATACATCCCTGGATACTACCAAATCTACTGATGCTGCAATAGCACCTCTTGCATGATAATCTACCAAAGCTCCATGCCTAACTACTGAACTGTATTTACGAGCAGTAGGTAAGAAGGATTCCCTTGCCATATTATCAATGTAGTAGTGAAGAACTTCGGCAATTGCCGCAAACAATGAAAGGATAATGATTAATATATTTCCTTCCGAGTAATCAGTTACGAGTACATTGCCATCTTTGTCTTTGATATTCGTAAGTGATTCTATCAGCTTGGCCTTAATCTGTTGGTAAGACCTCTGATAAGGGTTGAGCCATTTATTAGTGATTCCCATATTAATAAGAGTTTAATGAATTTTCATTTTTATCATAGGTCAGGTACAGGTACTGACTAGTAGAAGTTTCATTAACTACATAATGAACTTCTATGTTTATTTTAGCACCTTGTCTAGAAACGGTGATACCCTTAAAGGTAATCCTTTGTTCCCATGCACCAATTGAGCTTTTAATAAACTCTTTAATAATAAAACTTAGGGCTTGTGTATTTGGCTCTTCTATACATTCCCATAGGCGATTCCCAAAGTTTTCCTGTCGAAATCGTTGTCCTATTAAATAATACATTATAGAGCTTATATTATTTCTTACCAAAGCCATATCACCATTAACAGGATACCAACCTGTTTCACCCTTTTCGTTTCTTGTAAGTTGAATAGGGAATATCATACCCTTTCCAACAATGTTAGTAAGATAGTTATCCATTAGTGTATACATTTAATGTCCTCATAATCTTCTTGTTTGAAAGTAGAGAACGGTTGACTTGCTTGAGTTACGGTAGGACCTGAAGAACCGGGCCCAGTAGTTACACCCGAGTGTACGTGAGAATTGAATAAAGTTCTTAGAGTTTCCAGTTCTTTAATGGTATTATTGAGTTTCTCGGTTAGTTCTTTGATATTAACTACTCCTTGATTCTCTCCCTTATTTAAGATTACTGTATCACCAGAACCTACACTTACATCTCCTTGTGCTTGAATAGAAATGTTTCCTTTAGCAGCAATGCCTACATCTCCATTTATATAAACAGTTAGCTTTCCGTTATCGTCATCTAGTACCATTACGTTTCCTTCTGGAGTTATAATACCCATTTTATTAGGACCATCCAAAGGGTCTGGTATTTGTTGTAGTCCCCAACCATGATATTCCCATAGGGGTTTAGTTGGGTCTCCAAATTCAAAAGTAACAAATACTATATCTCCAACCTTAGGAGCTAAGTACTTGAACCCATTGTTGATAGAACCATGTTGGCCTTTTGCATAGGCCCATGTAATAATTCCACCCATGACTTCTGGACAGCATACCTTGATACGGTTCATATGTTTCTCCGTATCATTATTATCTACCACTATACCACGGTAGACAGAGTAGTATCTACCTAAACCTTCGATACCCTCTTCTGTTAATAGTTTAGCTGTTGAGTACATTATTTCTTGTTGGATTTATATCGTTCATAAGCTTTCATTGCCCAATTAAACTCATCAAAGTTATACCTTTCTTTCATAGAAGGAGTAACCTTCGATTGGTCTGCCTTTACCACATTGGTCTTACCATAGATTGCTGTACCATTTGAAGTTACTACTGTACCTTCTGTACGAACTGTACCTGCAGCAAGAGCCTGAGGGTCTTTAGCATTTATCTCATCATAATAGAACTTATTCTGTAAGAACTCTCCTGCACCTTTCTTATCGATAATTCTACCCTTATCATCCATGTATCTTTCTACGAAGTATACTACTTCATTGTAGGTAAAGTCATGTACAATATCGGAAGCATTAGCAGTATTCTTCTTGTTCTTACCAAAGTCAGTTTTAGCAGAATCCTTAGCATCATTACTTACAATGTCCTGAGTACTAAGTTGGGTCTTAGATGTAGTCTGTCCATCCCTTGCATTATTCTTAACCAAGTCTAATGTACAGAGATAACCTTGACCTGCATCCATTGAATGTTGTACTGACTTGATATACCAAAAGCCTGACCACCTTTTTCCTACATTCTCTAAAGATATTATCTGAGAAGATTGTAATGAAGGTCTACCTACTACAGTCATTTGGCATACCAACTTTCTTTCGGATATCTTAAGACCTCCATTGGCATTAGCATTCATTGCCCAAGTAACCTTATCTGCTCCGCCGTATCTACTAAAGAGATTATGATATAACTTATAGATTGGTACTAAGAATGGTACCTTCTTCATTCTTCGTATCTTAACTTTAGCTTTAACCTTTCGAGTCATAGTGGGTGTAGTAACTCCATCTCCAGAATACTCTACTTTATAGGTATCAGGGTATACAGTAATATATGGATTCTTTTCCATTGCAGATATACCTCTCTGAGATTGGTTATCTATCATTTGTTTTTCATAAGGATTACTTGAAAAAGTTCTGATATTCACCATGTGAGTTATAGTTCCACCTTCTGGGTCATATTCTCTTGGGTCTACCCATTCTTCTGCAAGGTATTCCATTTTATATTCTCCAGTAAATAGGTATCTTTCGTTTTCTAGTAATTGCCTAAGATTACTTTCTAACTCTTTACCGTTCTTAGAGTTCTTCAAGATTTGCTGAATAACCCTTTTCTTATCGTTCGGTAAATTGTTTACAGCAGTATTAATTGCTTCTCGATATTGCTCAGTACTCAGATTATCTAAAGCCTCTTGTTTACCTGCATTGTAAGCAACATAGGGTTTCTGAGAACCATACTCTTTCATTGCAGAATTATACTTTTGAGCTTTAGCTCCATACCTTTGTTCAGCTTCCATCTCGGCAGCAATATTAGTAGTAGGATGACTACGATAATCTTCGTAAGGTACACTACCATAATTTACTACCATTGTATTATCTACTTGAGCTACAAATGGTTTGAGTAAAGTTACTTCCTCTTTCTCTTTTTCAGGTTCTGTGATATCTGTTGAACCTACAATTAAACCTTTATCTTCTGGGTCTAAGGCTTGAGTTAATTGAGCCTTTACCCTTTTGGTTACTTTCTGAGTAGCGAATGATACTCTAAGTACTTCTCCATTTTCTGATTGGTAAATATAATTGTATTCTGGTTCTTCTTGAAACTTACGGTTGTGTATGTATATTACACCATCCCGGGAATCAATATACCAAGGACCATTTGCATACCCTTTCATCTTTTGTTCTAATTGAACTAAGATGTTATTTCCTATTAATCCCAAGTCACTATCTATCAAGGACTTTAAATCACTGGGCATAGCTACTTGAGCTACTCCACTAAACCTGTTAGCGTAAAGTATCTTTCCAGTAGTAGTTCGACTTTGTTCTGTCGGGACCTGTAGTGACTCGTAAACTTTATTACTTATTATTTGTTTAGCCATTACTGAAATATTTCTATGATTACGCCTATATCATCGTTACAACCATTATCCAAGAAGTTGGATAAACTGTATCCCGATAAATCTGAATGAGTGTAAGGTGGTTGGAATCTTAAATCTCCAACTGTATCTATACACTTAATCGTCACATGAGTGCCAGTGGAATCGAATACACAATCCAAATCTCTAACCTTAATACTGCGTACTGGGCTAGAGATAAATTGACCATCAGGGTATATGTATCCCCACTGAAGATAAATAATCGAGCTTTCCTGGAGGTCTTCGATATCTACCGTATCTGGGTCTCCAGTATCAAATGTAATGGTAGCTAAGTTCTCTTTCTCCTCATCATATTTGTAGCTCCAATTACTTATATAAGCGCCAAGAGGTATGCCAGTAATGGGATTCATTATAGGCATACCTCCAGAATTGAACAGAGCCATATAAGGTGTTGCTGTTCCATTATAAAGTATTGGTTGGTTAGGTTTTCTAATTTCAGCCATACATTGGTATTCTTAAAATTTGATAAGGTTCTAATTCTTGAAAAGGGTTCAAGATATTATTAGCTTCGGCAATCAGATACCACTTACCAGAGTCACCATAGTAACGATAGGCAATATTCTGTATAGTTTCTCCATCCAATACAGTATGTTGTTTATCGTTATCAGTGTAAGGAACGTTTGGAGGAGTTACCTCTAATGAATAATCTCCCTCATCATACTTAAGAGCAATGGCTCCATCATAGGGACTTGCTCCTGTTAGGTATTGATTTAAGTCTATCATATCTGTATTCCTTTTGTATTCTTTAAATCTTCTTCAGTTACAATATCTTGATAAGATAAGTTATAAGCACTTACCCTTTTGAAGATTAATTCCTGAGTTGCAGCTGCAGGCAATAACTTTAAATCCTCGATTGTACTTGACTTACCTGCTACTCTGGTCCTTGAGGCATTCCTAAAGTTATTCAGAGTATAAGTTGCAGATGTAAGAATGTATTGATGATTATCAAATATACCAGAACTGCCCCATTCGATTTTTAGAATCGGAGGACTTGCCTGATAAGCGTTTGCCTTAGTCCACATTTCCAATAGTCGGCATTTAGTAATTACCTCTTTTGGATTATCAGGGTCATTACAGAACCAAGATACATTGAATTGAATTATATCCTCACTACCCGTAAAGTGATACATAGGAGTATTACGTCCCATTGATTTAATCGTTGCCCAAGTAGTTTCTCCTCGGAAATCAATTGAAGGTGGTCTGTTCTGAAGAGTGATATATTGATAGGGGCTAGCTGTAAGATTATAAATCACTACCTGATTCATGTTTCTTACTTCTGGCATTACCAAGAAGAGTTCTTTATTCTTCGTAACATTCTGGCCTTTAGCCGGGTCCATTTCTTCGTATCCAAATGGAACTCCACCTTCTATTTGATGTTTTAATTCCATTCGATATTGAGCCTGAATCCTTTGATTTAACTTAGGATTCTTTGAATTAGCTCTGGGTCCGAATGGGTTATTTGGGTCATATACTTTACCCTTATCTGCAGTATCTTTAGGCAAGGTTGAAGTTGCCCTATTGAGATAGATTCTGGCCCTCCAAAGTTTATTTAAAGGGCCAGTAAGAACTCCTGCAGAATCTCTGGTAAGGTCATTGTATTTTTCAACAACCCCACCTGCTATCCGATTTAATATTCTTGCCATGATTGTTTAGTTTAATCCCAATGATATACCAGTAAAATCTTGTTGACCACCAGGAGCAAAGTCTCCAGCTTCGTTTCCATCTACTGATATATTAATTCTTGAATCCTTAAATCCATCTCTGATTGCACTCCTAACGGCATCAACAAAAGCTTGTTGATTTCTATCCTGAATGGAAGCTTTAGTTTCTTCAGAGGTTAAAGCCGCAGTATTCTTATCCACAGAATTTGTAAGACCACCGATTACTTCGATTAATGCAGGAATAGCTATAGAAGCTAGTAGTCCCCAAGGCCCACCTAAGAATCCTAAAAGTCTACCACCAAGTAATCTAGCACCAAATCCCATAGCACCTTTCTTAGCAATCTGTTGGCCTGCAGTTTTAGTTACAGTAGAACCTACTGCTGCTCCAACCCCTGCTCCTGCAAGAGTACTCATTGAAGTAAATCTTCCTCTTGCATCTCTTGCTACTACAGTACCTTTTCGGGTTTTACCTATGGTACCTCCCATTGGTAATGCAAAGAATTTACCTGGAGCCATTTGCATAGCAGTCATTCTCATCATCATTGCTGAGATATTTCTCATGTGACCTTCAAGGATTGAAGCTTGAACATTAGTTCTTACCATACCTTCTGCCATACCATTAGTTTCTGAAGTAGCTAAAGCCTGGAAGGTACTAATCATCTTGATAGTACCCTGAATAAACTTAAATCCCTGATATAGAGTACCTACTACTGCACCAGTTGCAACTACCTTTACCAAGAATTTACCTGCCCAAGTTTCTTGCATACTGTTAATAATCTTTAGGATACCAGAACCTAATTTAAGTACTGGGCTAAAAACTTCGGCAAGTGTAGAACCTGCAGTTACAATAAAGTTCTCCCAGTTTGATTTAAACTGTTCGATAATACCTGCAGGAGTTTGTAATCTTTCTTGAGTTAAATTTTCTACTGTACCACTTGCACCTGCAACCTTATCCATAAATTCAGTAAGCTTATTAGCTCCAGTCCAGTAATCCTGAAGTAAAGCTGAGGCAGCTCTTGTACCACGAACTCCAAAGATATTAAACAGAGCAGAGGAGATATCTATTCCTCGTTTACCTCTAAGTTTATCTCCCAATATAGATATAATCTTATCTAATCTCAAAAGATTACCCGAGGCATCTACTAGAGTTTTTGGGTCAATGCCTAAAGATTTTAGCATCTCACCACCTCCCTTTTTCTGCCCGGTTACGGAAAGTGTTAAATAGCGCATCATGTTTGCTAATGCAGTACCAGCTGATGAAGCTTGGATACCTTGATTACCAAGTACTCCAATGGCTGCAGCTGCATCACCCATACTGATTTTGGCATTTCTAAATTCTGCTCCTGAATATTGGAAAGATTGGGCAAGGTCAGTTAAAGAAATATTTGCAGAAGTTACTGCAGTTGCCAATTGGTCTACTACTTGGGTAGCATTCTGTGAGGGTATATTAAAAGTCTGCATGATGTTAGTCATCAAGTCAGCAACTCCACCTTTCTGACCAAGTGGCATACTGAAGATAGAAGCCAGCTTAGCTGCAGGGCCAATCATTCTTTCGATTTGCTCTACATTATTACCGGCCATTGCCAAGTACTTTTCACCTGATGCAATATCTGCAGCAGTAAGAGGAGTAACCTCATTGACTTCTTTGGCTACTTGCATTAGCCTTGCCTGTTGAGCAGCATTAGCTCCAGACATTTTAGAAGCTAAGAATACTTGGTCGTATACTCCTGCAGAATATTGGTAGGCCCTTGCCATACCTCCAACCAATTCTTTTCCAAACTCAAAAGCATTAGAAGTTGACATTTGAATACCTCGATTCCAGGTATTCATATCGTTCATCATTGTTCTGAATGAATTCGATATTCTGCCAGCCTCATTAGAGAATCGGTCTCTTAATACCATTGCAACACCGACCTCGACTAAGCTTCTTCTGTCTATCATTTTCTAGTTTTCTTTTTTAAGTTTTCATAATACTCATCGGCTATATCCTTAAATCTTTTCCTTTCTCTATACGGAAGACGCAAAAAGCTGAGATAGTCAATGGCTACCTCAGCTCTACATATATAAGTGAATGTACCTGGGTGGTCTACGCTTCCGTCAGGTAGAAAAAAGTCGGTGAAAGCATTATAGGATATTTATCAATTCTTCCAGGTATACTTGGATGTTCTACATCGGTGTTACCATCGAAGACTGGGTCATATTCAAATATTGTTTTACGAATCTCTGCAATGTCTCTTACTGAGAATAAATGGAAGCTTTCTACCTTTTCCCATTTACCATCAATCTGAAGATGTAAGTTCCTTGCAATCAATGCTGCATTACGAGTTTGTTTTTCTATTGGTAAAGTAACCAACATTCTTTCTCCTGCACCAGTAAGCAAATCAAATTTAACTACCTTACCTGAAGATAGAGTTACTTCGTAATCGGTAAGCTTACCTTGTTCTGGATAATAAGGGATAGCGTTTGGTTTTTCGGCCAATTCCTTTTCTGTAGGAAATTCTCCATAGTTATCGAATAACATCTCGCTTAAGGATTGACCGTAAGTTTGTACTCCGCCTTCTTGGCCCCAATCATATTCAAATTCTACTTCATCACCAAGTGAGAAGATTCTTGATTGGAATAAGATACAGTATCTGTCATTCAAAGGGATACGGTCTGCATCCTCTACCGTTAATCTACGATTAGGAGTAAAGTCGGTATCAACTACAATTGCCTGAATGAACTTAGTAAGGTTCATAAGGTTTCTTACATCCATAGGATTAGATAAGATATCCTCATCTGCACCATTCTGTTCCCTGATTGAGAATTTATAACCTGATGGGGTTATAAACTCATGTGTTCTACAATTTAATTCCATGTTTAAATAAGTTATTTGGTTATACTTTAGTTCATAGTGTTCGCTGTAACAACAAGAAAGGGGTGAGCCCTTTCTAGGAATCCCACCCCTCCCACCTAAAAATCTTAGTGAAAATAGACTAAGCGTTTTTAATACTTATCTACAGTACCTACTGAGAATTCGATACTTTCGATAGTGTTTTCTGAAGCCATTCTGTCCAGGTCTAATCCTGTAATCTTACATGGCCATACCTCTTCGAAGAGGTGGGTGTTAAGTACGGAAACTCCATCTTCAGCAAGTTCATTTACGATTACATTTTCCCAGTATTGGCTTGGTACCAAACCTCCACCAGCAATCATATCTTGGCATGAATAAAGCCAATCATGAAGCCATGTATCTGAACCTGCAGTAGTTGAAAGTTTACCTACTACTAATTTACCTACAGTAACTCTACCGGCAGTTTTAACGTCCCGGTTAACGTCTCCATGAGCAACCTGGTCAATCTCTACATCTGGCAAAGTACAAGTTTGGAACAGATAAGTATTGATTGGGTGCTTAGGGAATGTGATACTCCAAAGGAATTTCTTTCTTGGATTCTTTACTTTTGCTCCCATGTTTTCTTAATTTTATTCGTTAACGTCCTGAACAGATACGGACTTGGATGCCTGGTCAATATAGATGCCCATAGTGATTTCTTGCATCGGAACGATATCCTTGAATTTCAGGATTGCTTTGTATTTACCTTGACGAACATCGGCTTCATTGTTAACCGATAAGTCATTGTACGAGTTAGCGTCTTGGTCACCCATCCAGGTGTATTCAGACATGGCATCTTCATCTACCAAGTTATCCAGCATTGGTTTAACTTCTAGATAAATCTTATTCCAAGTGTTCCAGATATTTGGTTCTTCCAAATACTTTTCTAGAATAGGTCTAAGATTCTTTTTGAGATACAGATTCAATCTTACAATTGCAAGGAATCTTTCTGAATCCTGTTTTACCTGAGAAGAAAAACAATGCCACAGCAAAGTTTGTTTACCTTGGTTAGGAACATCTTTGATACAGATTATATTTGCATAATTCTGTGCTAACTCATTGAGTTCCTTAGTTCTTGAAGGAGAACCATAATTTGGGCATACTGGACCATTACCATCATAGATAATGCCCCGATTCATACCAGCAAATGATTTCCAAGGTCCAAACTGAGAAGCAGAAGCATCTCCTAATCCTGCAATGGTACCAAGAACATCTGAATCTACCAAGTTACCTTCGGCATTATAGTATTTAATACCACCACCAAAGTAAGCAACATACTTACTGTTACCTACAGTACCAAGGCAAGTCTGAATCCAAGTGATGATTGATTTCAAGTCTCTTGGTTGGTCACCCTGAGTATAGTGAGTAGTATATTTTGGTACTTCAATGTAGTAGGTATATTCTTGCAGTTCTTTAACCATATCTACTGCAGCCTTGTGTACTTTAAGTACATCAGCGGATGCTTCAAGATGTTGGTCAATGTGTGAACAGAAGATTTGATATACATCTACATAATCCTTAACGAATTCCAGAGAAGCAATCCATTCGTCTGCCGTAGGAGTACTACCGGCACTACCAATTGTACCATTCAATTTTACTCCATCGGCAGTGATAGCAGCACCATTGAGTTTAATATCAATTGGGTTTCTTGTCCCATCTACATCATCAGTTAACCATTTGATGAAGTTGTTCCAAGATTTGATGTTCTCTGTCTTTTCAGTTAATACCGGAACGATATATTCTGAGTTCTTTGCAAATGCACTCAGAGCAAGGTAATCTACAGAAGTATCATTGTTATCATCTGCAGTTTTGTAGGTTACTACTGGACCTTGTTCAAGTACCTGGCCATTAGCACTAATTACTTGATAGTAAACCGTGTTAGCCTGTTTGTAAATATTCACAGAGAAAGTTTCAGCACTACCAACTGGGTCTCCATATCCTTTAGTTACCAAACCAAAGCCAACAGCAACTGAACCAGAAGTAAACTTGAAAAGAGTAGAAGCCGTGGGTTCCTCTGGAGTTGCAGAAGCTACTACCGGAGAACCGTCTTCAGCAGCCTTAGGAGCAGATGCAGCTTTAGCTCTTATTGCAGCAGATACTACACCTTTGGTTGCACCCTTACCAAGTACACGAATAATACGAAGCTTAGAACCACCATTGAAAGCCTTTTCGATGTTTGATACAGAACCATCTGGTACTATCTCAGAACCAAAGACTCTTTGGAATTGAGAGAAAGATTGGATAAGTTCTGAGGGGTCATCATAAGGACCTTTAGTAGTTCTAGCCAATACACATGAAACTCCTAACATAGGAGTAGTTTGAAGAACGTTATCGTTCTTAAACTCGAAATTTACAGATGGTGAATTAGGCATATTTATACTAATTAAGTTAATTACTCATTTATTTAATACCCTCTAGTATTGAGCTATTTTACGTTAAGGTTAAGTAAATCTGACTCTTGCTTTTCGGTTAGTCCCATCAATACGGATATATCCTGAATTGGTACAAGTTCACCTTCTTCAGCAAGTCTCTCAGGTAATATACCATCCTTACAAGTATACTGATATACTTTTTCAAGTAGACCATGACTCTCATCTGGGTGGTCATAGTAATTACCTATTTCGATAAATAGGTTTCCTGTTGGTGCTACCCGACCATCTTCCCATTCTTCTAAGTTATTATAATAAGGTCTTACGTATCCTCGAGAAGGTAATGCTTCATACATAATATTATGAAGTAACCTCATATCGGCTTGAGTATTAGATACCAGGTGAATGTCTAGAGTTATATCTTTCGTTTCATAGGGAAATTCAGATGCTTGGTAATTCCCACCCTCTAGCTTATCACCAATGATATATTTGTTAACACCTATATCACCATTATAGAACCCTTGCAATTCAATGGTAATTCTAGGGCATGTCTTTGCACCCTTAACCTGATTATTACCGATACCAAATATGGGAATGAATTTAGGCATAGCATCCTTATCTGCTTGAAACCTTTTTTCATTCTCTTGTGATAATGGTAAGTAGTCTTCAGGGTTAAGAGTTAAACCTTTCTTAAGTGCTGTTTGTAATAGGCAAATATAAAAGGTTCTTTCTACGATTTCTTCTGTATTTACCATATTATACTAATTGAGGTATTAATATTACATTAAACTGGTATGTACCACCATCAGTAAATATACATTCCCAACCTCCTGAAGTACTACCAAACATAGCTCCTGCATCTTTTCTTCCTCGGGCAGTTGCTGAGAAAGTAGCCTGTGCTGAATTAGCTATATTACCGTAGTCGGTAATCCAATAGTATAGTTTAGTACCTGAGTTAATATCTGCAGCTTGTTGAGTTTGAGATATAGTAGGTATTTTAAAAGCCATTACCTCTTGTGATACTTGTTTTCCTTCTATGAGTTTACTTCTATACCCAGTAATACTAAATCCTGCTGAAGTTTCGTAAGCATTTAATATTTGGTCTTTGGGTACACCTAAATTAACTGCAGCAGGTTCTACCCAGTATCTATATGATACTTCTCCAGCAGCTTGAGTTACAGTTACAGTTTTAGTTAGACCACCAACTTGCTTGATAGTTATAGTTCCGCTAAGAAGTTGTTCTGTGTGATTCTTAGAAGTAATGGATACCTCTAGAGTCTTTTCTTCATTGTCCATAAATCTTAGTCCAGCAGTAAAGGGTGGTTCCTCTAAGAATTCTGCCGTAACCTCTACATTTTCCCAATCTCCTTGGGGTGTACCATTAATCATTTCCCTACGTTGAGAAGTGATTGCCAAAGTATCAGAGCCACCCTTACCCAATATGTTTATGGCTTCCTTATCTACTTCTAATTTGTATTCGTAGTTAAGGCTGCCTTTCTTTTGAATAAGATTTACAGTCTTAGGTACTCCATTAACTGTAATGGTAAGGATGGCTTTTTTATCTGCTTCTGTATCATTCACTTTTAACGGATGTACCATTACGAGTGCAGGACCAGTACCAGATGTTTTATCTGCTTCAAAATCTGCCATTACTTTGTATATTTTCTAAGTTCTTTTCTTAATTGATTTCGTATCTCTTTCTCTAAAACTACGTTTCCACCTGCTGCCTCGAAAGCAGGTTTCCATAAAGGACGAGGTGGAAGATTACCATCTCTACTACCATACTCCAACATGATAGCAATTTGGTTAAGTGTTTTTCGAGAAGTTCTACCAGAGTATGTTATCTTCCTTAATCCTGGAGGAAGACCAACAAAGGTTCTGTCTTTCTGAGTTACCATAGTAACTGACCTTGCATATTGACCAGTAAGATTTAATAGGGTATGTGCTCCATACTTCTTAAGTGTAGCAGTAGCATGAGGAGGCCAAGAAACTTTGGAACCCGGTGGAGGTAGACCATTATTTAAACTACGTCTTACTATACGAAGAAGTTGATTACCAAACTTCCTAGTACCTAACTCATAACCGAGTTTCATAATACTGGGAGTTTTAGCAATCAACCTCTCAGCCTGACGTTGTTTAACGGGGTCTACATAAATCTGAATATCACATAGATTATTCGAGAGGTTTATGTTAACCTTTTTGCTTGGCATTGTTATTTTTATTTAATCCCAACTCACTGGCAATCTTCATAAGAATATCTTGTTGCATGGATAACTTCTCTGCTACCTCAGTTTTAAAAGCTTCAAATTCTTCTTGCTTATAAGCTGGAGCTGGTTGTTGTTGAGGAGTTAACATACCTTCAATGGTATGATATATGTTATCGCATTCAGTAACTATTGCCTCATATTTATCTCGGTTATTGAGAATATTTACGGCATTAGTTCTTTGGATATTTACTTCGTTTACGATATTGCGTAAGTCGGTAGTGTAATAAACATTATTATAAATACCCTCTGCTAAATCTGTGGGAAGGTATATAGTAACAGCAGATACAGAATCTTGAATAGAGATTTCTGTATTTGCGGCAAAGCTTCCATCTGGGCCAGTGGCTCTTGGTTTACTTTCACCAACTTTTAATACTTTAGCGGTATCAAAGATTGGATACCCAGAACGTCTGTCTCTCTCTAAGGTGTATATGGTATCACCTTTCTGCAATTTAGAAAAAATCAAATCTTCCATGTTCATCTTTTATTAATTAAGTTTAAACCAAATGATACTGCACCTGGATTCCTTTGCATAAAGTCTACCAGGTTTAAGAATTGATAGTATCCAAATTGGTCAATGAGTGACTGTGCTTTATTTGCTACTTCCTTTGCTATCTCTGCATTGGGAGCAGGCAATGTAAGTTGAATAGTAAAATCTTTTAGTTGATTTCCATTGGTTGGTTCTTTCTTAATCTCTTCACTTTCCATATCGTTTTATCTTTAGGTGGGTATAAACGAAAAAAGGAGTACACCTATGTAAGATGCACTCCTTCCTAATCTGGCTTACGTAATGACGACGGTCATTATTAAGCCGGGGTTGTGGATATAGTCTTAAGAGCGGCAACTACAGACTGGATAATGTTCTGGTCTCTCTGAGCATCTACTACTCGGTTAAGACGAGCAATTTCCTGGTCTTTAGCGGTGTTTTCGATGAGGCACTTGATTTCCTGTTGGCCATTCTTGATGTCGCAGCAGCAACGTTCCAATTGAAGAGCCAATTCAGATTTTACTTCTTTAATCAGGCCTTTAGTTTCGCAGCAGCATTGCTGTTGTTCAAAGCTCATGTTGCAAAGACGGTCCATAACACGGTTGAATCCTGCTCCCATTTGGTCACGAGAATCCCGGATATCAGAATTAGTTTTGTAACCAAGGTCGCAAAGTCCTCTTTCCGTAGTGAAACGGTTGTTGAGAACTTCTCTTCCAACACCGGCAACATCTTTTGCTACACCATTGACTTCTTGAGTAACTCCACGAGCTGCATCAGAGATATCTTTGTAGATACCTGCCTTTGCTTCTTGAACTGTAGATTCTACTTTCTGAATGTCAGCTTTAGTGTCATTGATTTTGTCCCATACGGAAACTGCAGCAGCACCAAAGCCACCACCTACCAATGCTCCACCAACTGCACCCCAACCAGAGCCCCAGCCTGAGTTTCTATTACAACCATCATTACAACAACGGTCTCTGTCGGCTACCACTACAGTGCCTTCTCCGGATTTTAGTTCCATAACGTTTTAGTTTTAAATTGTTAAACATAGGTTAATTAATTTTGTATATAGGCCTATACGTATATAAATACCGCAGTATTGTTTTATTTATATCAAGTAAAATATCTATGATATACACCACAAGTGATGATTGGTAACTTAGTCGGATCTTTAGGAGTTAAAGTTAAAGTACCAATTATGGTTCCTATGGGAAAAACAGTAGTATTCTTTTTTATTATATCTAAACGAATACCATCATCATTATCTCCATCACTAGATAACATACTGATATTTACTGTAAAACCAGCAGGAACACCAGCAGAAGGATATAATTCCCATTGATATTCGTAATCAGTAGTTTGATTTGGGTCATTACTAATAGTTACAGGCCTACCGCTTTTACTAAACTTTAAGTTACTTAATTCTACTTGTTGAGTATAAGTACTACTATCTGTACCACCCACTGATATATTGGTTTCAATTGTGATAGCATCTTGAGCTAATGTACCGAGCCCATAATAATTACCTGACCGTATATCAGTATTACCAACCCAATTTTCATCTTTTATGGTATTTAATCTAATTGTTCTAGGCCCGTTATTATTTACTCTCCCTCCCAGGTATCCTTCATCTCTAGGGTCTTGGCTAACATAAGCATAGAGAGTTTGATTACCATTGCCGGGTTGTTCAAATCTTACAGATTGACTTCTAGCTGATTCTCCATCGTTATCGGTTAATGCTCTAATGGCATAGTTATAGGAATTATCGGAATTCTGACCATTATCAATTACTTGTAACCAATCTTCTGAAGGTGGTATTAAAGTAGGTTTGAGATATTTCTTAGCAAATTCTACATTATTCCTTTGTAAACTTGCATAGGAAAGAATATCTCTACTAGCAACAGAATCACTGTTCATAATATCACCACTCAGAATTATATTAGTATTAGTATTAGTATTACCAGCCCCTTTCCAACCAAATATGAAAATTCTCCGATAGGGTACTGGATTTACCAATAAGGTAATGGTAGGTACTGTTCCTACCTCTTTACCGTTAATTACAACTTTAGGATTATATAAAGTTATGGTATGAGTACGTGGATATTCTGATAAGTTCTGTACAGAATTACTAATACCTATAAAGGCATTTTCAGAATCCGATTGTAGAGTAGCAGATACCTGACCACTTGGTGAAGCTATTGCCGAGTTATTTTCAGCTATGGTTCTAGAATCCCAAGAAGTAGGAGTACCTTCTACTCCATTGATAGAAGTATATTCTAGTATGTGTAAATCCATTCTTACAGAATTCTCCATACCAGTAGTACCCTCTAATTCAACTTCAGTTACATTCTCTTCTACTGTACCATTACTATAGTTTGCAGTCCAAGATATTTCATACCTTGTAGAGATTGTTGCAGCATCTTGAGTAAATGCCCAACCATTCTCTACTTCGGCAGCACCATTATAAAACATTACACTACCAGACCGAGTTTGATTAGTAGTATTTTCTTTTACAGAAACCTCAAAATCATATTCATAATTGGTAGGATTACCACCAATTAAATCTATAGAAGCCCAATCGGTAACGGTAGAATCCAAATCGAAATCAGGTTGAACAGCAACTTTACTCGTTACTTTACCATTGATTAAGGTTTCTCTGTAAGATTGAAGTGTAACAGTAACAGCTTGTTCCAATGCAGAAAAATCTCCAGAAGGTATTGGTTCTACATAATCAATGAAATCCCTGGTAGTTACCGTAGCTGCCTGTTGTTCAACGGTCAAGATTATCGATGTATCTCCACTACCCGTTTGGAATATGGTAATATCTGCACTTCTTTTACTAGTTGTTGTATTCTCATCTACACTTACGATAAGGGTATTACCATTCTCTTCTACATGAATCCAACTTGGAGAACCTGGTATAGAAGTAGTCCAAGTAGTATCTTCACTCTGACTAGTAACTGAACCATTGATAATCTTATATCTTTTACTACTTATGGCAAAGGAATAAGTACCATTAGGCTTAGCCAGTACTTGTTGATTTAAATCTTGTGTACCCTTATTTACTTTTAACTCATAAGACCAAGCAACACTTGCAGCTGCCTGTTTTACACCAAGACTTAAAGTCTTACTACCATAAGCCAAGTTTAAACTACCACTAAGTTGAGATTCAGAAGTATTTGCTGGCATGGTAGCGCTTATACGATATCCTACATTAAGTTCGTAAGTTACATCGGTGCTAGTTACAAAACTAGGTTTAGTTTTTACAGTAGGAGTATCATCATGCCAAACTGTATCTTTACCATTTATTACATCCCAATATCCAGACCTTACCAAAGCCTTGATAGTCCCTCCAGTATTTGGAGCTGTAGGGAAACTCTCCTTAATAACCAACTCTTCTCTAATGGCCACTGTACCTGCGGCCTGATTACAAGTAATGGTTACGGTTTTGCCTGAACCCACCTGCTCATATACTACAGTACCAGTTCTTGCTTGAGTTGTAGTATTCTCTTTCAGGGTAATAGCCACAGCAGCAGTAGCACTTTGTATTTCAGCAGAAGTAGATTTAACTTGGATATTAACACCTTCATGTGAACCTTCTACTAAAGAACCATTAATATATTTTTCACGATAACTACTAATTGTCCCAGATTTGGTTGTACCTAAGGCATCAAAGTTTAACGTTGGAGTAGAAGTAGTTAATGTATATCTCCATTCTACTAGATATGCACTTTGAGTTACCGTAACTTCTTTATAGACGGTATCCATAGTTGCCCTTACTACTACACTTCTTTGATTTGCAGTTTTATTTTCTGCTACCGTCAAAGTAGTACCAGATAAACTGAATCCGGTTACTGCAGTAGGTATACTTAGGGTAGGAGTACCTGTAGCATCCGATGCTGCATTAGTTGCACCTGAAGACCAATGATTAGTTCTTGGTGCCCTTGCACTTGCAGAGATTTGTGATGTACCACCTTGTTCGGTAAAGGTACTGGGATTCGCAGAAATGGAAACTTCCCATGCACCTTGAGTTGTACTTTCAATTTGGTTAGCAGCCTGATATACTTGATAAGTCTTTTTTGAATAAGACGTTCTATTATCTGAGTCTTTAGGTACTAATTGATTAGTAGTTTTATTAAAACTTACCCAAACCTTAACTTCAGCTACTTTAGTTCTATTAGCTTGAGTAGTACCTAAACTAGGTTTATTAGTTACTCCACCAGTCGCAAAATCATAATAAGAAGGACCTGAAACTTCATAGTTTCCTCCATTAGTAACATCTCCATTCCATCCCCAGGTTTGAGAAATAGTTAATACTGGTCTATTCCATGCTCCACCCGAAGCAGGGATATCTAAATTCTCCCAATCGGGTTCAGTAATTACTACGTTATTATTATAACTTTTTACACCTGCTGCCTGATTATAAGTAATGGTTACCTTCTTACCTGATTCAGCTTGAATATAATCTACAGTACGACTCCGAGAAGATTCGGATTTATTCTCATCGGCTTGCCAACCACTACCCTGAACATTATGTTCCCAATCCTCTTCAGATTGTCTAGTGTATCCTACAGATACTGGACTACCATATAATTTACCATTAATGTATCTTTGCTTAGTAGAAGTAATACCAATTGAATTTGGAGTACTAGCTCCACCTGCTGCAGGAAAGTTTAATACAGTATTACCTGCAGTAAATGTATATTCCCAAGTTTCAACTCCAGCAGCCTGAAATAAACTTACTGATATCTGTTTACCAGACTCAGATTGGGTATATACTAAGGTAGCACTACGAGATTCGGTTGTGGTATTTTCAGAAGCTACTAGTGGGCCTTGACCAATAATCCAAGAGGGCCAATTGGGTTCAGGGTAATTTACATTTTGAACTTCAGAAGTTGCAGAACCATCTAAATACTTAGTTTTTGTAGAAGTTACATAAATACCTACTTGAGTAGATGTACCTCCTTCTTTTGGAAAACTAAGAGTTGTATTCTGAGCTGTAAAAGTATACTTATAAGTTACCTTATGTATATCATTGAGCTGTACGGTTTCATTATTACCATAGGAACTAGCATTGGAGATTTCCAAGCCTATGTAAGATTCTCCCGTTCCTGTAGGAGAGAGTGCTAACAATTCAGCCTTGGTAGGGCATTCATTTGAATCCTTACCAAGGCCTACTTTAGTTTTGACAGCACTCCAAGTTGCTATCTCTCCCATATTAATCCAAGTTTGTGAATAAAAGTTTCTTTTCCAATTCTTCGATTCTTGCCTTCAGAAGTTTGATACCTTCGATTGCCAGAACCGACATCTTAGAATAATCTACCTCTTTAACCACTACATAGGTTTCTCCATCCTTTTCGATTGTTTCGAAGGCTTCGGGATTAGGTACAGTTTCAGGTTTAACCGTATTCTCAGAAACTAATTCTGGGAAATGTTTTTCGATTGCCTGAGCAATAGTACCTATATCATGACTACCTCGAATTATGAATGAATCGGTAGGTATAGAGCAAATCTCATCAAGAGTATGTTCCAAAGGTTTGATGAATGATTTAAGTCTTTCATCTGATTCCTTCCATAACCCAGAAGGAGCAGATACCTTCTTGAAGATAATTTCAGAAGTAATACCCATTCCCAGTTGGTCTCTGGTTACCTGGTGAGGATTTGATTTATCCTGTAAGTGAGTAGTTAAGTTGGTTTGAGCAAGAGTACCTGCAGCCTTAGCATCAGCAATAGCAGTTGCCTGAGCAGTAGATACTGGTTTATCGGCATCCGACGTATTGTTAACATTGCCTAAACCTACCTGAGCTTTGGTTACTCCATGAGGATTAGATTTGTTAGCAATATGAGAATCTACCTTAGCATTTACATCTGTATCTGCCTGAGCTCTAGTTGCAGCTTCGTCGGAGATTAACTTTTCTACTCTAGTGATTTCACCCTTTCGGTCATTAACTTCTTTGGTGATATTATTCTGAAGAGTAGTGTCTGCACCTCTTAAATCATCAGCAACCAATTCTATAGCACTTTCAAGGTCAGTTCTCAATTGAGTATCAGCTGCCTTTCTATCGGATACTTCCTTGTTAATTACTGTTGTTAATTCGGTTTTAGCAGTAGCTATAGCAGCATCTCTGTCTATTACTTCCTGGGCTATATCATCGGCCAGTTCTCCTTGAACACCAGCAATTGCAGCTTCCCTTGCAGCAGTTTCTGCGGCAATTTGATTAGGTAAAGTAGTGTCAAGTTTAACCTTATCTGCAGCAGTCATCATACCGGCTTTGGTAGAATTAGCAGCAGGGATATCTAATCCTTGAATACCTGTACCATCGGACTTTTCATAATTGATTGTAGCTTTAGAAGTATCCGTAACAATATTGGTTAATCGTATAGGATTAAAAGCTTTAAGAGCATTAAGATTATCCGTAGTGGTTTTACCTTTTGCTCCATCATAAGCAGTACCAGTGATTTCACCGATTACTACTCCACCAGAAACAATAGGTACCCAAGTAGTACCTGACCAACGGAATTGATAACCGGGTTCTCCATCGGTTACATTCTGATAAATCTTACCTGCTTCTCCTACGATAGGAGTATTATGAGCAGCATCGGCAAACAGAGCAATGTTAGAAAGTTCTCCAGTTTCTGATTTATCATCATATGTAGCATATACATCGATTACATCATCTACATAAGACGGTAACTGATTAGTAGGTACTTTTCCATTCTCGTCCAAAGAAGCTAATCCATTTGCTTGAGCTTTAGTAGCTTCAAAAGTTTTAAACTCACCGTAGTGAGTCATAAGGGTATTTTGTAAATCGGATTTGGCTTCGGTTATTTTATTATCTAAGTTGGCATCTGCCGAAGTTAATTTATTTACTTCGCTGGTTAAAGAATTACGTAATTGATTATCTCCAGCTTCCCATTGGGCCTGAGCAGAGTTGAATAGATTAGTATCTGCCGTTTTTCTATCCTGTACCTCGGTTGCAATGATACCTTCCAGATTAGTCTTAGTAGTATTAATTAATTCTCTCAGTTCTGTTTCCAGTTCTGTAGTATCAGTTCCAAGACCATCAATCAAAGCTTTCAAGGCTTTACCTTGTTCTGCACTTAATGGTACCTTAGTTCCACCTGCAGTTAAGTTATTTACTACATCTCCTTCGATAAGAATTTTACCAGCTCTTACTGTAGAAATAGACCAAGCACCTTGAGCAGTTCTCTTGAACTCTCTGTAAAACTCCATACCTGCCAATTCATACATGAATCTCAAAGTAATGGCACCAGTAGTAGGACCACTAAGTTGTAAACTCAATCTAAATTGTTGATAGAAATTGTTGCCGGTATCTACCAATATATAAGGACGGTGTGTAGTGTTATTTGCAATCTCATTAAGCAATTCATCAGTAAATACTGCTGCAATCTCTTCTGAGGTTGCCGAAGCAGATATATTGAATGCTGCTGCCGGGATAATAATTGGTTCTAATTGAGCATCAAGTTTTTTCAAAGAATCAACTACATCAACTGAACCTCCCATATAATTCGTATCAGTAAGAGCTGGCATTCCCAAATCATTGGTAAGACCTACTGCAGCTTTTACCTTATTGAATTTAGAATCAGCATCTGCCTTATCTACTTCGATACGTTTTTGTACTTTACCAAAGGCTGCCGAAGTAGTATCTGTTACCTTTACATCCAAATCTGCAGGAGTAGTACCGGTTGCCTTTACATAGCCATCGAGTTTGATATCAGTACCATTAAGTATAGGATTAGAATCCAAACGATGAGTATTGATAGTATGAGCATTGGTGGCATCGATATTTTCTTGCAAAGTAGTATCAGCTTCAGTACGGGCAGTCTCTTCAGCAGTGATATTTTCTTGCAGAGTAGTATCAGCTGCTTCCCTTGCATCTTCTTCGTTATCGATACGAGTACCCAAAGCCGTGTCTGCAGATTCCCTGTCTGTAACTTCTTTATCAATACGAGCTCCTAAAGCAGTATCAGCTTCTGCTCGGGTAGTTGCCTCTGCAGTGATATTATCCTGCAATGTTTTATCGGCAGACTTACGTTCTGCAATTTCGGTATCAATACGAACTCCCAGGGCAGTATCAGCAGCAGTTCTTGCAGCTTCTTCTGCATCTAGAGCATCTTGAAGAGCCTTATCAGCAGCCTTTCTTTCTTCTCTTTCTGTTCCCAAGTCTGCAGTATTCTGGTCGATTTTACCTTCTAACCGAATATCTTCTGCCTTACGAGCAGCAATCTCGGTTTCAAGTAAAGCCTTAACTTCCAAGTAAGAACCAGAAATGTTATTCTGAATACCTTGAATCAATTCCAAGTTTCTTTGGATATTGGCAGCATTCTGAGTAATAAGAGCATCTTGATTATTTGCTCTTGCCAACAATTCAGTACGAGTTTCAGTAACATAAGTTCTTAAATCCTCTACTGTCTTAGTCAGAGTTGTACTCAGAGTAGTAAGCTTAGCATCTAAAGCAGCATCACCTTCAACTCGTTTTTCAGTTTCTGTCTCAATCTTCGTAGTTAACTCATTTAACTTCTGAGTCATAGTTGTTGCAAAGTTGGGGTCATCACCAAGGGCTTTGGCAATTTCCTCAAGTGTATCCAGTACACCTGGAGCAGAACCAATGATTTTCTGAATTGCAGCTTCTACCTCAGCTTCTGTTTGGAATCCTGAATCATTCAGAAGTTCAGAAACTTTAGTGATATAGTTAGCATGTTCTTCAATGCCGTTCAATTTGTTCAAAAGAACATCAGTAAAGTCATTTGAAGAAAGTACTTTGCCATCTACCTTGTCTACCTTCTTAGATTCAAGACCCTGGATAGCAGTTGTACGGTCTGAGATTTCCTGGGCAATCTTATTATCTAATAAGGTATCTGCATTGGTACGGTCTGTAACTTCTTTATCGATATTTACCTGAAGAGCAGTATCACCTGCTAAACGAACATTAGCTTCATCCGAGATATCCTTAGATAAACCATTTACTTCGTCTTTATGATTTGCTATTGCAGTATCCAAATTGGCCTGTATAGCATTCTCTCTAGCGGTTGCTCGGTCTTTCTCAGTATTGATTGCTACCGTATTAGCCTCTACCTTTGTTTTAAGTTCATCTACCTTTTCATTAGATTCTTTCTTTAGGGAATTAATCTTCTCTTCTAATAAAGTATCAGCACCTCTCCTTTCATCTATCTCTCCATTAATCTTATTAGTAAGGATAGTTAATTGCCCACCAACTTCAGCCGTTAAAGTTTGAATCTTACCGTCTATAGCAGTTTCCAATGCAGCATCTGCCGACTTACGGTCTCCAACTTCTTTATCAAGGTTTACTTGAAGGATTTGGTCTGCTGCCTTACGTTCAGCTGTTTCTGTACCCAAAGCAATGTTGGTAGTATCAATACGAGAACTCAGATTACTGTCGCCATTAGTACGGTCTACAATTTCCTCATTAACCATATCCTTAACTTCTTTGTAGTTATCGGCAATGGTTTTATTCATGGCAGTGATTGCCTCAGAGTTCTTTGTGATATTTGCTTGGTTAGTAGCAATAGCCGTGGTATTAGCATTTACCTGAGCAGTCAATTCGTTCTTAACTGTATTGATAGCATCCTGCATTGATAAAGCCAAATCCGAAACTCTCTGAGTAAGAGCAGCAATGTTATCGGTATGGGTTTTATCTGCTTCCTTTCTATCAACAGTTTCTTTGTCGATATTTGCCTGCAAGATAGCATCAGCATCTTTACGGTCTTGGATTTCTTTTGCCAGGTTATCTTTAACTACTTGAAGAGCAGTATCTCCAGTAGCAGCCGAGTTATCTACATACTCTTTAAGTTCTTCCTTAAGAGCAGCATCTGCTTCTGTTCTTGCGGTTTCTTCATCAGTTATATTTGCCTGGAGGGCTACATCAGCAGCTTCCCGGTCTTCAATCTCTTGGTTTACCTTTTCTGTAATTGCTGCCAACTTCTTGGTGATAGTTGAAGCAAAATTAGGGTCATCACCTAATGCCCTAGCAATCTCTTCCAGAGTATCAAGTACTTCTGGTGCAGAACCAATAATCTTTTCAATTGCAGCTTCTACTTCTGCTTCAGTCTGATAACCGGCATCATTTGCCAATTGTGATACCAAGGTAATGTAATTAGCATGTTCCTCGATTCCATTCAATTTGGCAAGCAAGAGATCTGTAAAGTCATTCTTAGTTAAAGAATAACCTTCTCTTTTATCTACCTTCTTGGAATTAAGGTCAGCATCTGCAGCAATACGAGCTTCCTTCTCTGCTTCAATTGCAGCAAGTACATCAGACTTATCACCATCAGTCTTTTCACTTAGGGCAGTTATCTTCTGGTCAAGGATTTGGTCCTGAGCAGTACGAGTTGCAGCTTCAGAATTAATATTAGTCTGAAGAACCTGGTCTGCAGATTCCCGAGCTTGAGCCTCTTTATCAATGTTTACCTGGAGGGTATTATCTGCATTGGTACGGTCAGCAACCTCTTTGGTAATTGAATTCTGAAGAGTTTCATCGGCAGCTTTACGATTTACTACCTCATCAGAAAGTTTACTTTCTAAGGCAGCATCACCAGTTTGACGATTAGTGATTTCTTCAGTGAGTTTCAACTGAATGTTTGCATCTGCATTTGCTCTCAATTGGGCTTCTGCAGCAATGTCTTGTTTGAGCTCTGCCTTATCATTGATATGCAATGTATTCAGTTGGTGAATACTTTCTGATAAAGCATCGTCAGCCGTTTTACGAAGCTCAGCTTCTTTATCTACCAAGTCTTTAGCATATGCCTTAGCTTCTGCCAATGAACCAGTAGTTTCATTTCTGAGGTCTGCAATGTCAGCAGTATTCTTATCGACTTTTGCTTCTACTTTATCTATCTTATTGATAAGGTTAGTAACTGCAGTGTCGATTTTATCATTAAGTAAATCCACTGCCTTAATGAAATTAGAGTTAACCTCACTAATTTGGGTACTCAGTTTCCCTTCCTCCTCCTTAGCTCGGTTAACTTCATCTGTCAGTGCATTACGTAAATCCGTTAATTTGTTGGTAATTGTAGTAGCAAAGTTGGGGTCATTTCCCAATGCTTCTGCCAATTCCTTTAATGTATCAAGTGCATCATCGGCACCATCAATCAAATCACTGATAGCTTGTCTTACCTGTTCTTCAGTTTGGAACTTAGTATCATTCTCCAACTGAGAAAGCTTAGTGATGTAGTTTGCTCTTTCTTCAATGCCTTCCAGTTTCTCTTTGAGTTTATCCGTGAAGTCATTTTTAGATAAGTCGTATCCTTCTCTCTTATCTACCTTATTGGCAATAGAAAGAACGAATGCCCAGAACTCATTAATAGTTCCAGCAAACCCGGCCTTTACGAAGTCATCAAAATAACCTTGTAAAAGTCTTTGGTCAATTTCTTCATTTGTGTAATACTTACTTACGTACATATTGTTATTATTTTAAGGATTGATTACTTGCTTACCACAGAAGAAGTCAGAATTCTTATCTCTGAATGGTTCTCCTTCTTTTCCACAGAAGGCATTCATTGGAATATCTGGATGTTCTGGGTCTGGGTCTCCCCCGTCTTCAATATCACCCCTGATTATTGCATAATCTGGAAGTTGATTGATACGGAATTTTATCACCTGGCCAATACCCGGATGAGGTATTATCTTATCCCAAACTTCTCCAAAGTAATCTTGAAAGCAAGTAACGAACTTACCTCCAGTCATAGACTGAAATGTAGTAACGTCTAAATTACTTTTCTTACTTTCAATATGTACTCCAGATGTACCGTTCAAGACAATCAGGTTACTGTCAAACCAAATACCGTTTCCGGTATTAATTGGTTTCCATCGTAACATTAACATCTTTGCCATATACTTTTCAATTTTATTCTACGAATTGTATTTTGGTATCTCGGTCCCTTTTTAGGATAACCATGAAGACTAATGCTTCATCCTTGGCTTGGGCAACTTGTGTATCCCCCGACGGTTTATAAGTGATACCATTAATTACGAACCTATCTTCAGACCAGTTAAAATCCCAATAGCCTTCTGGAGTTAAATGTCCCAGTTGTTCTATATATGATTTAGTAACCAGTATTGATAAATTCTCATCATCGAGTTCTCCAGTTACTGTTGCCTTATTAATAGGCCAGTTTCTGAAGGCATTGTAATAACATAATGCCTCGATTGGTATATTATAATATTTAGGGATTTCATCTTCTCCATGACTTAGGAGTTGATTTACATTCTTTGCCCAAGTTATAGTTTGCCTACCAGCATCTATATCCAAGAAATCATTTATAATCTTCTTGTATCTATCCCAAGACCGGTTCTTAACCAATCTATGAGGAGTCTTGGTCATCGTTTTCTAATTAAGGTTCTACCATTACGTTTTACTGGAGGGCTGGGGTTTGGCCCATCTATTAATCCAGGTCTTCTTCTGTCTACTACTCTTGGAACTACTACATGACTTGCTTGGTCACAGAATGGTAAGTAGATTTCCAATCGTCCAGCTAACATACAAAGGTTTTTTCTTAACTCGTCTATGATACCACCAGGTTGCATTGCTTGAGAAAATGTTTTCCATAGGGAAGATGTTGCATCGGCAAGTGTATCATAGTACTGTACTTCAGTAGGCCCAGTTGTGATTTGTTTGATTCTATCACCTCGAGCTTGTTCCGGTTTAGAAGAACCATCACCAACTTGTTCTTTGGTTGAAGTAAGTTGACTTAGGTATTCTCCTGTACTTGTTAATAAATTAAGGAGCTTAACATTGAGATAATCCCATGCTGCCAATTCCATAATTAATTGGTTTTCTAGAGCTTCATACATTAACTCATCATTATATTTATCCAGTGGGATAATATGATTTACTAGCGGTTGGATATATAACTGCCATTTAGTTATGTACATTGCTTTCTCTTCTGATGACATACCATCTGAGATTTCTGAAGGAATGTAATAATTGATTAGGTTATATATACTATCAGTTAATGTAGTTTTGGACTCGGTATTTACAATTATGGTTTTAGTTGCATTTAAGTTAAGTCCTTCGGAGTTCGTTATGTTCAACGCTACTGTATAGAATCCGGACTTTTCATAAGTATAAGTAGGTTGTTTAACATCATAAACGGACCCCTTATCATCACCAAAGTCCCAGTCAAAAATGGCCTTGGCTGGGACTTTGATTAATACTCTAAATGAAACTTCCAGACCATTCGCAATAGCTACAAAGTCTAGATTGTCCATGGTATCTTATTTTTTAGATTCTTCGAACTCTTCCAACAGAACCCGAATCAGAGTTTCAACTGTATCACCTTTGTCGGCAACAATTTCGTGACGAGCAGCGATAAGGGTTGCTTCTTCGAGAGTATAGGCTTTGGCAATCTTTTTGATTTCCATACCTTTTTCGAACTGAGCATTCAGTTTCTTTTCCAACTTATCGATGTCATCATTGGAGTATTTGTCGACAGCTTTCTTATCAAGAACCAAACGCAGGTGACCTGAATTCAAAGCCATCTGAATCTTTTTAGTTCTGTACTGTCGAGCACTCAATTCTTTTTCTTCTCCTCTACAAATTGTAATACCTGTAGATTGGTCATGGAAGCTGTAAGCTTTAGCACCTACAGTTACTTTATATTTATCCATATTACTAAGTTTTTAGATGTTTAAAATTAGGGGTAGGTCCTCGCAAAACCTACCCCATCAAGAAATGGAATTATTTGTAAAATAAACCAGGTGTATTATTACTCAAGGTTAACCAAGAGATACGGGTCAATGTTCATAAATTCGGGGAATCCAAATTCTGAGAACTTCTTCTCTGCAGACAGAATCAATGCAGCATCCTGATACATCTTAGAGAAGCCTGTAGTCAGAGTAGCATAGATTGCCTGAGTCTGATTTGATACAATTCTTTCGGATTCAAGCATCAACTGTTTTGCAGTCAGTTTAATCAAAGCAGCAGTTGTATCAATCAACAGCAAACCTTGGTCGGGTGTTCCCGGGTGAATATAGAAGTTAGCATTCTTAGGTACCGGAGACTTCACGTTCAGTGTAGCTTCAGTTGTACCAGAATGACGTTCTTTGAATTCCGGCAAGTTCAGCATTTCGATTGCCTGGTCTTCACCACCAATCATAGTAGTAAAGTTACGTCCCATACGAGCAGCTCTTACCCAGATATGTAGCAAGTCTTTGTAAGTGATACCATTCGTAGTTTCATATACACCGATAACCGGAGCAGATTCTGAACCATCAGGTTTGTTACCGTTGATAACAACATCCATTGCCAGAGTATCCATTGCATAACCAAGCTGAACACCGAAGTCACGAAGGTAGATTGCCAATACATCCAGAGATACGTAGTTACGAACTTCATCAGTAAGTTTGAATCCCTTACCAATTTTGAAGAGACTTACTGATTTCTGTCCAAAGCTTACATCTCCCAATGGGATAGTTTCTGCTTCGTTAACCTTTGCAGGTGCAGCATCGGACATATTAATCATCGGCATGATTGCGCTAAGACCACTGATTGACTGGTCAGATGCAATAATCTCCAGATAGAACGGAGCTTGACGCATACCAAGAGTGATAGCAGAACGAATGATTTCCGGAACAATCCAACGAACATCTTGCTGAGGCATTGTGAAGATGTTTTCCATTGTGTCGATTTTCGGATTGATATCCAACTTCTCGAACAATTCATCTTGGGTAATACCCCATTTACCAGTGGTAAGTTCACCTAATGTGATGTCCACAGGTTTCTTGTTCTGTGAACCTTGACGGTAAGCATCCAACTGCTGTACCATTTGAGGAAGTTCTTTTGCGAAGTCTTCTCTCTTCAATTTTGAAATATCAACTTTTTCCATGTTTCTTCTTCTCTTATTTAATAAGTACTTGAATTACCTCGTTTGCCTCATCTGCAGGTATGATGGCAATGAAAGGTGTAGCATCTGTTGACTGATTTGCTTTTACAAATCGGCCGTTCAGTAAGTCACCAGAGGGAACTACATATCCTGCTTTTAAGTCAGCAGCATTAGATACCCAGTTACAAATCATGTAACCTTCTACAGCAACAGTTACCTCTACTGGGAATTTGTTCTGTGCTTGATAAGCAGGATTTACATTGTCGGTTACTGCTACTCCGATATATACCTGAGTAGATTCAGTGTAAGGTTCAATTAAACCGTCTTCTCCAAGAGCTACCGGCATACCTTGCAAAATTGTTTCACCATCTTTTACACAGAAAGCTTGGTGCAATTTGTGTGATTCACTTTTGTAAATCACCGCTCTTGGGGTCTTTTCCCCAAACAGCGTCATTGGCTGGTCTTTGTTTACGATTTTAGTCATAACAGTGATATTTATCGATTATTACTTGAATTTCTTCTTATACAAGTCTTCGAGGGTTTCCGAAGTAGACTTGGCTTCTGCATTCGAAGTAGTTGCAGGTTTCGGAGTTCCAGTCTTTTCATCAGTCTCTGCAACAGAAGAAGCACGGCTTACATCATGAGAACCACAGCTTGCACATACCATTGGGAATTTTTCTTCCAGACGACTCTGATAATCCCTAGTTAAGGAGATGAGAGTAACGATGCCAGTAGTTTCGGCATTCAACATTGTAACAATAGTTTCATCGGCTTTGTCACCCATCAACTTCTTGTAAGTAGTAACAGCATTTTCACGGAGAGAAGCAATGTGATTCTTTCCTACAGTTGCCATTTCCTTCAAGTTTGCAACTTCTGCATTCAGGTTGGTAATCTGTTCTGTAAGAGAAGATTTCTCTGTAGTAAGATTATCTACCGTTGTCTGAAGACTGTTTTTGGATGATACCAAGCTTTGAATACAAGAAATAACTTCTTCCTGAGTCATTTCTTTGCCTTCTGCCAGAGATAACATGTTATCTCCGAAAAGCTTTTCTAAAAATTCTTGCAATTCTTTGTTCATATTTTCTTTATTAGGATTATGATTTTCTTGGGTACCATTATCATTAAAAGAATCTGGAGTATTGTCCTTTTCTTGGAATGAGTTGAAGTCCGTTTTGTAGTCAGTAAAGAAGTACTGTTTGGACTTGTCATCCCGATATTCCTCATAAGAAGACCAGGTTCTTTTTGCAAAGGTTGGATTAATGATTTTACCATCTTCACCAATCTTTTGAGCAAAAGAATCAGCTCCATGAGATACCAGAGATGTTTCCATATAACGAACTACTTCAGTAACTACTCTACGAACCATTTCACCCTTAGAGTCATAAGTACCAAGCTTCTGGTAGAATTCACCATCTTCCATTCCCGGATGTGATTTATCCCACTTGAATTGTACTGTTACTGAGTTACTGTGAATTGAAGGAGGTTCCATAAGAATACCTCTAGCAATTCTTGGGTTAGCTTTACCATCAATCTTCAGAATACCATTGATACCTGCAGGTATAGTAAAGCTTCCATCCTTATAAGACTCCTGCCACATTACTTGAGATACAGCTCCAATTGCATTACCAATATTGGTTTCATGGTCGCAATTTACTGTTTGTCCAAGTAACATTCTCATAGAAGCCTTAAGTACTCCATTCTGACCAAAGTCAGTAGGATTCCAGTTCTTAGATACAATCGTTTCAGAAAGTAATCTGAACATAGGTTCAATGAACTCTTCATCCTTTGGAGTAAGTTCTGATTTATCAAGGTTTGGATAATAGGTATTATAATCTATATCTCCTCCCCAAAATCCAAATTGAGCAATGGTATCCGGTGTCGGAGTCTTCCATTTGTAATAATTCTCTGAGAAAGCCTGGGCTCCAACTGATTCTGGGATATACCCAGCCATAATGGTATGACCCTGGCCAATCACCATTGAATCAAGATGCTCTTTGTTTTTCTTAGTAAATTTACTCATCTTGCTTTTGTATTTTGGTCTCCACGAGATGGAGCCGGATTAGTTTTATCTCTTGACCTACGAGCAGATTGGTTTTTATCATCCTGCCTTTGCTTCTTCTTAGTTCCCTCTTGAGGGTCTGAATTACCCTTAGCAAATTGGTCCTCAAGTGAAACTCTTGGTTCGTCTTCATCAGGAGAATCATAACCCATTGCCCAAGCATATTGGTCTTGGCTAATGATACCAGCCTTATATAATAAATCCAGATTTTGGATTTTATACTGAAGACCTTGTTGAACCTTAACTTCGTCGGAGATAGTTGAAGTTCCCCATGATATCTTTATTCCCTTATTATCAAAGCCTGCCAGACGCAGTTCTAGAGAATAAAGAAAATCCAATACATAAGTTACAAGCATTTGGATATTTTTTAACTGGCTAATTAACTTAGACAGCATTATACCCGTTGCTCCTTCTCCTGTTGTTGAACTAACTCCAATAAGGTTTCCATTAACTCCCAAACCATTTGCAACTGATTGCTGATTCATGTTCCAGGGTTTCTCAATATTACCAAGTTCCTTGGTAGTTGAATTGAGTTTAAACTCATGGTCATCAATGTAACCAGTTACTATACCGTCTTTCATACCATTACGAAGATTTCTTTTCAAATCTTTTAATGTACGTTCAAGACGATTCTGGTAAGCTTGTAAGCTTTCATTAGGATTCTGGTCTGGTTTAGTCATCTTAGCTTCCAAGAATCCTACCATACCAACCATCTCCATTATGTGTTTGAAGTTAACCTTCATATCATGTTGACCTTTTAATGAATCCAATGCTGCCATAAAAGGAGGAATCCCATAAGGTTCATCGGTATCATTAAACATACCAGCATACACATAAGTTTCTGGGTTTAGTTTGATATAATCTTGGTGCTTAACAAAGTAATTCTTATTCCTCTGGTAAGGAGAATATACTCCATTGTTCTCCCTTTTGAAAACAATGTTCTCTGGTCTAAGGAATAAGACTGTATCTAAACCTTCTAGCCTATCATTGGGAACTCCTTCAACAGATATAGCTCCACTAACAAGGCATTGTACAATCATCTTATTAACTAGACCGTCTATACCAGCAGTATACCTGGACCATTTCTTTGTAGCTTCGGTAAGATGTTTTCTCATCTTATCTGCTTCGGCATCTGAATTATTTGGGAATGTTACCGTATGACCTGTGTTTGCCAACTTAAACATATCCTGCAAAGCAATGCCCATATCCGGATTTACCTTATATAAATCACGAATCAAAGGGATTACTTCAACACGAAAAGAAGGATCTACCATTACGGTCATCCCTTTCAGAGTACTGAGTAAAGAGTTATCTTCATCTACTGATACTCTACCAGGAGATATAGCAGCAGCTTTTGGCTTGCTTGGCTCCTTGTTTGATTCAGGAGGTGGGTCTTTCTTTCTACCCCAACTCCAATTAAAATTGAGCTTTTTCATTTCGGTTGTACTATTACGTTAGTTTTTCCTTTTCTTATGTGATTACAGATTGCTTTACCGAATATAGAGTCATCTGCATATACATCCCCCTCTAGGTCTACATCTACTGTAGAATTATTAGCTCTATGCTTACCCATTGCAACTGGCCTACCTAAACCATCATATATGAAGGTATATGCTTCTTGAACAAAGAAAGGGTCTTTAACAGTAATATTATCTTCTCGAATATCCTGTTCAAGTCCCTCTACAATAACAGAACGGTTCTTTTGTGTAGTTAACCATCCTGGAGATTTATCTACCTCAGGTCTAGATTTACCTTTCTTCTTAAGCATTTTCTGATAATAATACAGTTTAGGATAACCTTCAGTTTGAAGAGCAGAAGTTACTGCTAATCCAACATCATTGGATTCTGGAGCAATGGTAGCAAAGTTAAACAAATGCCCTGTATCTCCAAGTAACCTTGCATACTTATCTACTGAAAGTCTACCTTTGAATACTGCTTGTTCTTCTCCTTGTTTATCCATGCAAGTAAATGCAGAGTAGTCAGAAGACCTACCAGTTGAAACGTCAGCACCAATGAAATATTCCTTATCTGATGCTGGTTCTAAGAATTGCCGATATTGACCATTGAATCTTTTCTTAATAACCGGATAATCACTAAGACAGTCTTCGATAGCTTTGATATCAGCTAAGTCGAAGACCGTATTTCCAGATGATAAGAAGTCACCATCGATTTCTTGTGCAGTTCTTTTTGTTCCAAGAGCAGAAGACATTTCATTGTACCAATTAATATCTCGTTCTGGGTGCATTTGCCAATACAATCGTAGTGGGTTAAATGGGTTTCCACCTGCAATAGCATCAACCCAAGTTGAGTGGTAGAAGTTACCAACTCCATAGGGAGTGGAATTGATGATAGCAGCTCCACCAGTGGAAAGAGTAGGAAAAGCGGCTGCCCAAATCTGGGCTGCCCATCTAACTACTGCTGCTTCATCAATTACCAGTAAGGATAGAGATTCTGAACGACCGGCTTCTGAAGACGTTGGGATAGATTCTATGAATGAGCCATTATCGAACTCTATCATTGATGCAGAACCATATTCTCCCGAACGACCATTTATAATCGGTGTCTGTAAATACCATGGCAGGTTTTTGTACATGAACTTAATCTTCTTTAGTACCTTCTTTGCTGTTGTGTCCTTGATTGAGATAATGTTAATCTTCTTGTTAGGATGATACATTGCCAACCATAGGCAGTACATAGAAATAAGCTCTGTAATACCTGCCTGTCTGAACTTAAGCAGAATATTGAAACGTTCTTTTACGAAATTATACAGAACCGATTTTTGATATGGGTAAAGTTCGAATCTTACCTTTCCCCTCATAGGGTGTATCACATAAGTGAAAAGGCTAAAGTAAAAAACATCATTACTAACTTTAGCAAGTGTTGCTAGTTCTTCCCTTGTGAGAGCAGATGTGTTAGTTTCTATGTTAATCTTCTTTGCCATAATCAAAAGTTATATGTTACTGAAAACTCTAAGTCAGCTTTTATTCCCGAAAAGAACTTCGGATAATGAAAAGCATTTATACCAAGTTTATAATTGAAATTAGTAGTCTTGATTGTAAGGCCAGTTCCAATATCGAACAATTGATTAAAGGGTCTGTACTTACCGTAGACATAAGGACTAAGACTTAGTCTCCGAATTTTCTTCTGAGTTAATTGTCCCTCATACCAGTTATATTTGTAATTCCCTAAATCTAGATTGAACATTCTAGTTGAATAAGAATCTGTCTCCTTATTGAACAGACTGATATTTAACTTGTTGTTGTCTAGAGTAAACTGAACCAGAGAATCCTTCTTACTGACTTTTACCGAATTGTCAGAATCAACCGCCGTTGAATCGGAACTTGGGGATTTAGTCATTCTATTGCTGGTTCTATAAAAGTCGTAGAGAAGGATTCTACTTGGTTCAATTAACTGGGAAAAAGGTTTTTGGGGCTTAAACTCTTCTTTCAGTTTGACTGTATCAGGAATGCCAATGACCGATGAATCAGGAAGTTGACTGATATACGAATTCAATTTGTAATTCCTGAAGCAAAGGTAAATAGTAAATCCTAGTAGCAAAAGGAACACTACGTCTTTAAGTGTCTTCTTCATCTCGTAACTTCAGATAACTATCTTTGGCGATGAACTTATCAATGCAAAGATGGATTAATACTTTCATACTCGAACTCAAATCAAGAGTCGGTATTCTTAACTTAATCTCCAAACCCTTAGAATCTTCGGTAATGGAAACTTTAATTCTTCCTCGATGATTCTTAACGAGTCGATTATATAAGGCAGCAACCATGTTAAAGATTGCTTTCAGATTCTTCGGTGTAATTTCTGAACGATGTAAAATTTTCTTGGTCATATCACTGTAATTTTTAGGTTCATACGAATATAGTCAACTAGCTCTAAATCAGGTACTTGGCATCAATTTGCCAAGTCTTGGTACTACCTAATTCATTCAAAATCAATCAGTTAGGTTTGTGGCTTGTTTCCCTTTCCCTTAACAATCCCTATCCTTTCAGATTGTATTTTGGAATTATTCCTTTCCTTCCTTCTTACCTTCTTACCTGGCTAATAGCCATTATATATATAGGGGGAGGTCACTGAAATTATGGTACCTTTTTAAGGCATCTCTTGAACCATACAGAAATTTCATAAACCGACCCTTTAGCTATGGTATACCTTGCCTTGTTAAGCCAGTAAAGGTAATTGCCTTCATCCATGAAAATCTTGTAGGATTTAGGAAATCCCATGATTGCCCTGAAATCTAAAATCCCAAGAGGGTAACCATCAGGTCGGAATTGTCTATCGGCAGGTCTTAAAGTTAGAGGAGCTTTATCTAACTCTAATCGATACACTCCTGGGAGAGTACTCATCTTAGCAGTCTTTATGGGCCATTTCTTTTCATTCTTGAAGTCACTATTCCACAATAGCTGAATCTTTTTAACGGTTAGATTCTTCTTTTTAGGAAGCTTCCGATAATCATACATTGCCAGGGTTTTATCCAAAGGAATGTTATAATTCAATGGATTCTGGTAATCGTTAAGTAGATTTCTAGTAATTGTTGGAGTTTTTACTTGGAATACTTCATTAAAAGCATTCAAGTATTTCTTACCGGTTTTCTTATGCACTCCAATGATAACTAAACGTTTCCTTGATACTTGGGAGTTCCCATAGTCGGAAACGCTTCTTTCGTGAAAAATAAGTTTATAGTCTTTAAGGGCTTCCTGAAGGTATTCATTGGGTAGAAGAGATAGCAAACGAGGCAGGTTTTCTATAAGAAAAATCTTAGGCTTGTAATAATTGATTCCTTCTATTACTAGACTTAAACTTCGGTTATCCTTGGGTTTGCCCAATTCTTTAACCTTTGAAAGCCTCATAATTGATGATGCTCCACAGTCTGGAGAAGAGATTATGATATCTACTTTCTCATCAAATTGGGGTAAGTTATATCCTTTGTAGAATGGTATATCACCAAAATTAGCTTTCCATTGCTCTTCACCATGAGTATGGAATACTCCTCTTACTTCTATATTCCCAATCAGATGTTTTCTGAAAGGGAATAGTAAAGCTCCCTGGCCAGCGCATACACCTAATACTGTGTATCTATTTATGTTCATAAACTAAATATTTTATAATATGTATAAAGATATAATTTTACATGGTCTTAAAGTTAGAGTATTCGGTAATGGTAAGTCTATCCAAGTGTTCAGAAATAAATCCTGGGTTCCTTTAAAGTTTAAAGAATCCTACGGATATCCTTTAGTTACTCTAAAACATAAATCATTAAGAAAACATTATAAGGTATCAAGATTAGTAGCAATGGCTTATATACCCAATCCTAATAATTTACCAGTAGTAATGCACTTAAATAATATACGTACTGATAATAGAGCCGAGAATCTTAAGTGGGGAACTCAGAAAGAGAATACCCAACAGTGTATTCAAGAGGGTAGATTCTATTTTCATGGAGGTTATAATAAGATAAGTCCTCGTAAAATACGTAGAATAATCAGGTGTTTAAGATTACATAGATATACTACTATACGAGGACTTTGTCAAAAATTTAAGATATCTAAACCAGCCCTATACCGAATTAAAAAGACCTATTTCTTGTAGCTTCTAAGTTTTACATACTTAACCCAGGAATAATGTTTACGAGTTCGGATATACTCCAAGTCGTGGTCATTATTATGGGCTTCCTCTTCGAAGCTTACATCATGGTATCTTTCGCTTTGTTTGTTCCACTTAGCAAAGAACATGATGATTAGGTACTCGATTGCATACCACAAGTAGTAGAAAATCCACAACATCTCTTGCATTTGCTTGAGATGTATCTTCTCATGGTTGTAATCATATGCATCAAACTTGGCACCTTTTCTTACGAAGACGATGCCGAATAAATTCATGGCTTTATACCCTTTGAAAGGTATAAATTTGTTGTAGATTACCTTCATTATATCTTGTTTTTAAAGTTCTCATAGGCATTTTTTAACTTCTGGTCATAGGCATTTTCATCATAACCAGGACCATTATACTTCCGAGCAAAGCCTGCCCAGTCATGTTCCTTCAAGTTCTTCAAACAACTGGTGTTATTCATGTAATAATACATCAATTTCAGTTGAGAAGCATGAGATTCTTCCATCTTTTTGACGAAATCAAAGACATTTTTACACCCACAATAGGCAAAATTGAAGCCCATAATCTGAAACATTCCCCAAGAAGCTGACTTTAGAGCACATTCTTCATCAATTTTCTTGGCAATTTCGAGTCTTTTGTACTCATGAGCTCCACCAAGATACTTAGATTTGTCCCATTTCGGGAAACAAATGGTAGGATAACTCTTTTGAGCAGCAACTGCCTTGTCTAAACCGAATTTGTTCTTGATTTCCTTGTACATAATGTGACCTTCGAATAGAATTTGAGGTCTACCATCTACTAAAAATCCATCTCTGCCTGCTGATTCTACCAGTTGTACTGCTTTAAGCAAGGCTGGTTCTAGTCCCAAATCATTGGCTAGAGCCACAATCATTTCATTAGTTAACTTATCCATAACGTTATATTTTAAAGTTCATTAAAGATTAGAAAGTATTGCTGAATACCATACTTAGGAGGGTTCTTTAGGTTCTATTATCCTATATAATTTAATAATGTAGAAATATGGAAACTGAAAAATGTCACCTATGCAATGAACCTATCGACTTGCATCAGTACGAATTATCTAGGGCAATCCCTAAAATAATGGAAGCCAAACAACTTTGCTTTCATTGTGCTTTTTGGCATAACATTAAGGAAGAAGATGATAAGGTAAGAAAGGGTTTTTCGATGGAAATCCTCCCATTAATCACTCCGGATTATCGTCATTACACTATCCATCTTAATTCCTTATGGATAGAAGTTGGTACTTTCAGAAGAGAACGTATTAAAACTTCAGAAAATTACATTGCTATGCTCACCGGAGATAATTCCATGATTATTAACTCATATAACAATTGGGGATTCCAGGGCATAATTCCAGAACACTCTAGAGGACTTTTTACTCCAAATGGAATAATCCTTACTCCTGTAGAACTTATGGAACTCTTAAGTCGCAAATCCTTTACCTCAGAGGATTTAAAATTTATGATTCAAAATTATACAGATAATAAATAATTTCGTATATTTGCATAAACAATTAATAAAGATATGAAAAAGAACAAAGAAACCAAAAAGCTAAAGGAGGGTGAAGAAGTCATTTTCTCTGACGGCAAAACCTTAATGGAGAAAGTAAAGGTAGAATCTATCGACAAGAAAGGTGGGTTTGCAATCCTGAGTAACAAAGTAAAGGTATCAAGAACACTTGGACCAGATGGGAATTATACCAGATTGGATGGTAAGCAAAGTGTTATCCTACCTCTATCGGATAAATCGGAATTGGATTATCAGGCCTTCAAATCTTACTTCTCAATTAAGAGAAATCTGGACTTAATCGAATCCAAGATTAAGGATATGAAGGACAAAGACTTCAGTGAATTAATCGTAGAGTTAGATAAGAAGATATCCAAAATCGTAAATAAATACTTTGAACAATGACTCTATGGATTATCTTGGGTATAATATATGCTATCTGTATTATACCTGCCCGGTTTATGACCAGAGTGATATGCTCAATGCACAGATTAACTAGACCGGGATTCCTATTCCTAACTATCTGGTTAATCATGCCACTATTTCCGATATACTTTATAATAACTTATATAGAAAAGAAACATGAACAGAGAGATTAAGACTAAGAAGGTAGGTAGGCAAAAGAAGCTTACCAATCCATGTCCAGTAATTAAAGGAGAAGTACAGATAATGGTAGGAAGTCCAAAGTGTATTACCTGCCAATGGTTTGAAAGAAAATTAGAGAAAAATGGAAAAGCCTACGTTCACTGCAATCGATTATAATTCCAAAGAGAATAAGGTAATCGAAGAAAGGATAAGAAATTATTACTTACCAGTAAAGAATGTCCTTGAGACAGTTCGGGATAGAAGGATTAATATACCAAATTCTCCAGGAGGATTATGTGTTGACCTGATAGAGGTGAGTAGAACCATTAATATAGAGTTCAATCTTTCTAATGATGGTACATACTTATGGAGAGAGGTAATCAGACCCTGGTTTACTCCACAAAGGTTTAACCTTACCGATGTATACTTCACTTATTGTACTCCTGATATCTTAATTTTAGGATATGGGTTAACCGTTGATAGTAAGTCATGGTATAAGGTACCTTTAGAGAAATTGAGGGGTTATGAACCTTTGTTGAAAACAGGATTCTGGTTCCCCACCAGTAAAGCATATAATAATAACCGTATTAAAATACTAGAGTGTGCCTTGGAGGATTTAGAGAGAATTAAAAGAGAGGGAGAACCAAAGCTCCCTCCTCTTACCTTTGAAGAACCTAAAATATACCCTTGATTATGGTGAAGGTTAAAGTGATAAGTGATAAACCTAATAAGAGAATCTTAAGATGTTCTGAAGGTAATAGGGTTTGGTATCGGTTATGGATTAATCCTGAGGATATGGGGAGAATAGAACCATTATTGGAGGGAGGGGATAGAATTTGGATGGAAGAACTTGAGATGTATTATACTTTCTTCTATGAGATAAGGAATGGTAGGAGGGTCTTAGGGAAGGATAGGGTTAAGAAGATATTGGATACCATTTTATAGGGATTGAGATGCCAGGGATGTTAGGTCTCTGGCTTCTTTGTGTGTTGTGGGGTTTGTGGGATAATCGGGGTACCCCTTAATACGAGGGGAGATTTTGGTGTGGTACTAAAAACGGGGTACCCTTAATACGAGGTGTTAAAAAGTTGAGGTACTAAAAGGGGCTAACGGTTACGTTAAAATTAACATTCAAAAATAAAAAGTAAGGGACAAACATTTATTTTGCTTTCCCTTACTTTTTATTTAGTTTATAAGTTCTTTAAAAAATCTTTTATATCTTTGATAATCTGAATTAATACCCAACAAATAAAAGTATATTTAATAACATATCATTTATTATTTAAAGTTTTTGACTATTTGTAAACCTTTTGTTAGAACTTCTTTTTTTGTGTCCTTTGTATTTTCGCTTGCAATAGAAGCAAAAGAAAAATCATTTACTTTGTAGACTTGCTTATAAAATTCTGTAAATGCAGAAACAAGTGTTTTTAGTTCATGTTTCTTTTCTTCTTCTTTCGCTTTGCAAATCGAATCAAGCAAAGAAAAAGTAGTATTTCTTAATTTCTTTCGATACGCTTTCTTTTGCTTTTCATTTAGTTCTGAAAACAAAGATTCAATGTAAATTTCTGTTTTCTTTCCTAAAGAAGTTTTTAAAAGTCCGTTAGTTTTTTCATTTAGATTTTTAAAAATACTATCAACTGATAATTTAATAGTGCTATTTGCTTTTGCTTGCGCTTTTGCTTTATTTGCACTAACTTTGTTTACTTTGTTGTTAGAAACTTCTTTTTCTACTACTACATTTTTTAATTCGTCCATAATAAAATACATTTAGTTTTTAAGTTTATTTTATTATATCCTTTTCTCTATAAAACTAAATGACTTATAAGAAAAAGAGAAAAGGAATAATATATCAAACATCGCTTTTTGATTACATTACAAAGATACAATTTATATTTTAATTAGCAAAATTTTCAGAGAATTTTTTCTATAAAAATTGTTAATCAAAATTTTAAATATCTCTTTGCTTTTTCAACACTACAAAGATAAAAAATATCTTTGAATCTACAAAACATTTTCAGAAAAATTTTCGAGAAATTTCTAAAGAATTATTTTTAATAATTTCGTATGAAAAATTTGCAAGTAGGTTTTAGGGGTTTGGATTGGAGGCATGGTTTGGAGGTAATATGATAGGTATATTGATGGATATAAGGAAGGGGTTGGTATAGGACCACTTTAGAAAAAAGAAGGCCCCATACAGTCCGGTAGGTATTATCTGTATATTATATCATATAAGGCCATTAGGTGACTAGCAGGCAATCCTACAATGCCCATAATACTGGGTACCATAGAAAGACCTAAGGTACTAAAGCCATGTAACCAGAATCCTGATAAGCCATAAATAAGTCCCATGATGGCCTACATAGAAAGGTTATAAGAAAAGCCCAGTACCTTAGATAGGCATGGGCTTAAGGTGTACCTAAGTTAGCGATTAGGCTTCTGCAATAATGGTAATATATAATGAACCCAGATAAGCGGTATAGGCAGGCTTAGGTTGAGAACCATCATCGAATAGTAAAGGACATTCTGCAAGTATAGAGTTTATTTGGGCTCCTGTAAGAGTTCTATTAGAAAGTTCATAATAGAAATTATGTACTATACGACCGGGAGCTAGTTCTGAGCAATTATATGCCTTGAATGTAAATTCTGGGATGTGTAGATACCCTTCGTCTATTAGGAATGAAAGATACTCAAGAACTCCTTTCTCATCTACCTGAGAATCAATGTTTAGGATTGCCTGGTTTTTAGTGAACCAAGTTTTAACCAAGTTGGGTTTAATACTACGCATAGGATATAGGATTTAAAAATTAATATTCTTGTTTATTATCACATTGCAAATATAAGAATAATAAATAATATAGCAAAATCCTAATCAATTTTTATAAATCCTACTGAGGCCCATAATGGATAATGTATTAGAGCTCTAATACTAATATTACGTATCTCTCTATCAGTACTCTCTCAAAAGAAGTATCTCTTCTAGCAATCTAAATTTTCTTTTTAACTAACTACAAGGGCTGTTAATAACATAGTTACTAGTTTTTAGGTACCTTGAATGGCCTAAAAATTACCTCGGATTTATTAAATCCTGGGGCCCCAATCCGACAAAAAAGGTACCTAATTTTATATAAAAAGGTACCCCAAATTATTGCCTAATCCTACAAATCCGATTGCCTTTTTATATACATTTATTATATAATAAGCGGCCATTAGGGGTCTAGGATTTATCGGATTTAGGTACCCCAAAAGGCTATTATTAGGTGCCTTTTAGGCAATTGGTTATATAGCCTTAGGACCTTGAGACATATGTGTTAGATAGCTATAGAGTAGTGGTGTTGTATAGTGATAGGGGGGCTAGGCCTAGAAGTTTGCCTTAATCCCAATACCCCCGGAAGGCCTTCAATATTGTATTAGTTATATGTATATTGATTATATGATATTAGGATTAAGATGTATCTTAGGTATGTATGTAGTAACATAGTTAGGCCCAGTATGATTTTATTTATTGTTCATACTGGGCTTTAGTATTTATTTTGATATTTGTTTTTGTTTGGGGTTAGTAGTTTGGTATTCTTAGGATTAAGGTCTCTAATAGGATTAATAGGATTATCTGTAGGCCTTGTAGGATTAAGTATATGTATTTTTGTTTGTTAGTGGGGTTTGGTATTTGATGGTATATCTTATCCCTGTAGGTTAATGATAACCAGGTATATAGGATTACTGGGATTAGTAGTAGGGTTTTCATTTCCTTTTCTGTTTTAATTTGTTTTGGGTACGTAGGTGCTTGTTGAAGGTTGCACCTGAGTCTGTGTAGTAATTGGGGTTTGGTTTACCTGGAGTAGGAAAGTGTTCATTCCATTTATCCTGGTGAGGTATGTATACTTGGTTCTTGGATTTCTTTTTCATAGGTCTAATATTGCGGTTTTGAATCCTATTGATGTTAGTTCTTGGGTTTGGATATGTACGATTTCGAAGTATTCCTTGATACCCTGTAGAGAATAGAATTGTAATACTCCTCCGTCTCCATATTCAGCATTTACCTGGTTTATGATTTCTTGATAAGCCTTGTCTTGGTTATCTTCAAGTGAATGGTAGATGTCTTGGACTTGGCCCTCTTCTACGATTACTAAGGTTGTGATTTTTAGTTTCATTTTCCGTAATGTTTTAGTTCTTGGTTATACTCTGGGTATTTTTTCTCGTAGTAGTCATAGAGATATTG